ATGCCGAAGACCACCCGCACCGCGCGCCAGTTGCAGCAGATCCTGATCGAGCGCATCGAGGCTCTGCCGGGCATGGCCGGCCAAGTCACGGATGTGCACCTGGGCGGCGTGCGGTGGATGGATGGAGGGGAGGGGGGCGCGAACTGGACCGTGCCGATCCTTCGGAACAGGGACCTGCACACCCCCTCGGTTGCGAGGGCGATCCGGCAGACCCAGATGGAATTCGATCTCGAAGCGGACTGAGCAGGCCGTCAGGAGCCTTCTGCAAACAGGTCGCGGACTGCCAGCCGCGCGCGGCGGGTTGCCTGAGCGTTTGCCTTGTGCTGCTCCGCATCGAGCGCGAGGTGGCAGCGCTGACACAGCGCCTTCAGGTTCGACGGATCGCAGTTCTCAGGGATGTGATCAAGGTGAGCGATGGTGAGCACCACGCTGGTCATTCGGTCTACGCTGTAGTCGCTCATTCGGCATCGTCCGAGGTGTTCTCCAGTTGCCGCGTCGTAAACGTTGGCGTCGTCGGTCATGTAGGTGCCGGCGTCGTGGTCGGCACCGCGCGCGATGCGAAGATGGTTCGGTGCGCGGCACTGCTCGCATCGATCCTCGGCGCGGCGCAGGATGCTCTCCCGAATCTGCTTCCAGTCCGCAGGGTAGCGGCACTTGTTCTCAGGTTTGATTGGCATCTTGGCCTCCATCTCCCGCCGCGGCCAGGCAGCGCCGCGCGGCGGCCGGCGCATCGCGCCAGCGAATCTCTACCGCGCCGGCGGCCACCGCCAGCGCGCGCTTGGTCAACGCTATGTCGTAGTGCGGCCAGCGCGTGACGGGCGGCCCCTGGTACCAGCGCCGTCGCACGCCAATGCGATCCGCCATCGCGTGGAGTTCGGGAAGGGTGTCCGCCACCAGGTGGCACATCACCATGCCGCGAAAGGGCGCGCGCATGTCATCGACGTAGACCGTCATTTGCGGACGCCAATCACGGTCAGGATCTCGGGCGTGCCCACGATGGCGATTCTGTTGCGCAGGTGGTCGCGGCTCTCGTAGAGCGCGTTGTTGATCATGCTCACTGCCTCGGCACGGGCTTGCCGGAAAATCTGCTCGGCGGGGCAGTCGCCTCCCCATGACCCATTGACCTTAATCCGCAAGGTCAACTGAATCTCCGCCGTGGCTTGCACGTTCGCCACCTTCGTCTTTGTGGTCATGTCGAGCCTCCTTCGCCCGAACGGGCTACCGAGCGCGCCACCACCAGTGGGTCGCCCATGCCCGCGGCGTAGGCATCGCGAGCCAGTTGCTTGTCGCCAGTGCACGCCTTCGGATGTGCTTGAAACCAGTCCTCGAAGGAAGAGTCGCCGACGTGCAGATGCGACGTGCTGTCCGCGTAGACGCGATTTCGGGCATCGCCCTTGGCGATTTGCGCAGCATCCACGGCCGCCAGTGCGGCCATGGTCTTCGGGTGTTTCTCCAGCGTATCTGCAGCAGGGTCCAGCAGCTCGTTGCGCGGGTCCAGGACCACGGCCATGCCGAAGGTGACACGGAAGATGCTGCCCTTCGCGGCCGCGTCGAGCAGGATGCCCAGAGCGCGCTGGCACTGCTCGGCATCGTCGCGGTCGAACCACTCGATTCCCTGCCGCTCTTCTCCTGGCGCTTCGGGCATGTAGCGCTTCTCAAGGTCTTCGAGGATGCGGCTGACAGCCAGGGCGGCGTCGATGTCGGCGTCCGATGCGCGAGCCATCTTCATGCCGCACCTCCAGGAACATCGAGCACCACCATGATCGTGCTCACCATCGTGCCGGACGCCTTGAACGATCCATCGGGCAGCCGGGCGACGGATCCACCCAGCGATTCGACCGTTGCGTTGAATTCAGCGGTGCGGCGATCACTGCGGAAGGTCAAGCCGTTCGACATGATCGCGACTAGCCGGCCACCTGGCTTCACGAACTTCAGCGCGTGCAGGACGTGCTTGATATCCGCTTGCTTGGCGAAGGGCGGGTTCATCACCACGCGGTCGTAGATGGCCCGGGGCGGTTGCTCCAGGAAGTCTCCGGCGGTGACGTGCAGGCAGCGGCGCTCCAGTTCGGCGACGTTCTCCATCAGGACCTCGACGCACTCCACTTTGCCGCCCGCGGCGCGTACCGCTTCTGCGAGGGCGCCGTGGCCGGCGGAGGGTTCCAGCACCAGCATGCCGGGCTCGATGTCGGCGGCCGCCACTGCCTCGTGCGCGATGTTGTCGGGGGTGGGGAAGAAGCCGAATTCCTGCTGGATTGACTTCTTGGTCACTACCTCGCCCGTCAGCAGGATCTGCTCCAAAGCGTCGTCGGCATCGCATTCGAACAGATGGGCCTTGGCCTTCTTGTTCCACTTGCCGCCAACGGCTTCGAGCACGGCGTTGACCGCGGCGTAGTTCTTGCGGTCGAGCTGCCCAGTCAAGCGGAGCGCGGCGCCATCGGTGTCGGCGCGTTCGAGGATGGAAAGGATGTGTGGTGCGATACGACTCATTGCGTGTCTATTTCGGCAGCCTGCGCTGCCGCAACATTGATAGCGAACACATGCACTGGCTCAGTGCCGAAGTGCGGGTGGGTGATGGTCTTGATGGAGAAGCCGCGCCACGGCCGCTCCAGGCGGCGCGCAGCGTCGGCGGCGGGCGGGTAGCCCAGCGTGAGCACGATGCGGTCGAAGGTTTGGCCCTCCAGGCGACGCTGCCAGAAGGGCGTACAGAGGCGATATTCCTCTGTCTTCGTACCGTCGCGGATCTGCTCGAAATAGCAGCGTTTGAGCGGCAGGTGCAAGGTCTTCATGCGGCCTTGCGCCATTCGACGTGGCTGTTCCAGTTGGCTTCGATGACCGCGCGGCCCAACGGGGGCGGGACGGCGTTGCCGCACATGCGCACCTGGGTGCTCTTGCTGAAGATGCGCTCGTCGTGTCCGTGGTCGATACGGTACGTCGGAGCGAAGCCGTTGGCGTTGTACAGCTCGCGCGGCGTGAGCATGCGCAGCTGGATGTCCACGATCACATAGGGCTCGCAGCGCAGCCACACGGTGACCAGGGCAAGCCGGTCCTTCGTGGTGCTGGTGCTCATCGGTTCGTGCAGGTCGCCGAGCTGCCCGCCCTGACCGTAATAGCGGATCAGGAATGCCGCAATGCGCAGCGCGCCGGCTTCCGCCTCTGGAGACAGGTGGTACTCCACCACCGCGTGATGCTCGCCGCCGGCGGTCATCGTCGGCACCGGTTCGCGCAGGTCCTGGCCGATGCAGTTCTGGCGCAGAGTTGCGAGGTGCGCTGTCACCACCCGTTGCTGCGAGCCGCTGGCCGTGCTGGTGGACATCGGCTCGCGTGCGTCTCGCGCCGGCGTCGCATTGAAGCCGCCATTGGCTTGCTCCACGAATGCCGTGACGGCCGCGAACTTGCCGGCGCCGACGACGGTACCCAGCGGCTCGCGCACATCCAGCGCGCGCGGTGCCTGGCCTTCGCGCTCGCCATAGCCCATCTGAACCAAGGTTCCGACCGCGACGGCCTGGCCGCCGCCGCTGGCTGTGACGGTGCCCACGGGGTCGCGCGGATCTTTGGCGCCGTAGCTCCAGCGCGGAGCGTCTGGCGTGCCCTGGCCGTGGCCGGCTTGCACCATCACCGGCGCCACCACCGCGTGGGAGCCGCCGCGCGGCCACGCCGTCACGGTGGACAGTGGCGCGCGCGTGCTGGCGGTGCCTTCCCGCGACCAGTTGGCGATCTGCACGATGAAAGGATCCGCGCTGTCCAGCACGTATCTTTTCAGGCCGTGCGCCACGCGGCGCAGCGTCGCATCGGCCAGAGGCTTCTCGCGCTCGAAGATGCTGCGGCCCTTGATGGTCCAGTCGATGCACTCGTGCGCGGCGCGCCAGCGCTTCTGTCCCTTCGCGGGGCGCTTGAAGTGCGTGGGGGCCGGCCAGACGATGGGAGCACCGTCGCAGCGCGCAACCATGAAAAGGCGGGTGCGCGTTGTCGGCGCGCCGTAGTCGGCGGCGCAGAGGACCTGCCAGTCCACTTCGTAGGCCATTGAGCGCAGCACGGCGACGAACCGCCGCCAATGCCGCCCCTTGCGTGTCGGGTCGGGCACCAGGTGCTGCAGGTTCATCGGCACGCGCTCGCCCGGCTTCGCCACGGTGCCATCGATCTTCACGACGCGGCCGGTGCGCGGGCAGCGCTTTGCGATCAGCGGCCCCCAATCCAGGATCTGCTTCACGTTCTCCAGCGTGATGATGCGCGGGCGCTTCTGGCCGGCCCAGCGGGCGCCGATCCAACAGAGGCCGCGCAGCTTCTTGCTGCGGGGCTGCCCGCCGCGCGCCTGACTGTGATGCGTGCAGTCAGGGGACATGTGGAGCAGGCCGACCGGGCGATTGCCCGTGGCTTCGCGCGGATCCACCTCGAACACGTCCTTCCAGTAGTGTTCGGTTTGCGGGTGGTTCGCCGCATGCATGCTGCAGGCGTCTTCGTCGTGGTTCACGGCGATGTCAACGTGGCGGCCGGTGGCCTGCTCGATGGCTTCGGACATGCCGCCGCCGCAGGCGAATTCGTCCACCAGCAGTTCGTCGTCCAGACCAAGGATGAATTGGGGGGAGCGCATCGCTTCTCCGAAAGAAGAAAGCCCGCGTGGTGCGGGCTTCGGTGGGGTGGGGCGGGCTCAGTGCCCGCAGGGGAGCGTGCCGTCCGGCGCCTGTTTTGCGCCGCAGCCCAGGCAGGTTTTCGGCGCGATGGGGTCGCGCAGCTCGAAGGCGCCGCAGGAGCATGCGAACTTCGCCGCTACGCGCGCGGCCGCCGTGCCGTCGTTCGAGATGTGGAGATGCGTGACGTTCTTTTCGAACTCGAACGTGTGGGCGCTCCCACTAGTGCAGGCGGCGCTGGTCATGCGGGCACCTTGTGCAACTGTCCCACTAGCTTCGCGAACGCCGCGCTCTGCGCCGCGCCCAGGCTCTTCATAAGAGTGGCGAGTTCGCGGGCCAGGACCAGCGTGGGGTCGGTGGGATCGCTCCAGTGCACGGGCTCGGCCACGCCGGTGACCTGCATCGCCTGCTGGATGGTGCCGTTCTCGACCGGCTGCCCGATGTGCTGGGTGATGGCCAGTGCCATGGCGTCGAAGCTGGGCAGGGCTGAGATCTCGCTCGCCTTCGTCTTCAGCCACTCGCAAAGGCGATAGAAGTCCAGGGGCGAAAGCTCGATGCTGGGGGCGGTCGGCGTGCGGGTGTTCTTCTTCGTCGTCATGGTCGGTTGGTTGGTGGTGGTGGGCGCGGCCGCGGTATCGCGAGCCACGGTGTTCTCGCGAGCGAAGCGCTTCATGAGGGAAAGCTGGTTGAGGTCGCCGCGCGGGTCGCTGCGGTTGCCAAGGCTGATGGAAAACTCGCGTTCGGCGCCGTTTTCGCCGGAGCACACGAGATAGATGCGGGCGTTGCGCCGCTCGGCCCGCACGGCGGTGAGGCCCGCATGTTCGGCCATCAGGGTGATGTCTTTTTGTCGTCGTTCCACGGTGTGTCTCTACAGGTGGTTCATCAGGACAAGGCACGCGGTGCATGCCCTGTGCTGATGCCCCCGCGGGGCAGGGGCGGAGGGGGTCAGCTGCTCGGCAGGCCGCTCAGGATCGCGAGCGTGGTGGCGTCGCTGATGCGCTTGCGCAGTTCGTTCACGGCCGTCTCGATCACCTTGTGCGGACGCACCAGCTCGTACCAGAGAGTGAGGCCGCCTTCGGAGATCCGGTAGCGCAGCCGGGCATCGACGCGCCAGGCCTCGCCGCCCTCGAACACCGGGATGCCGATGACGAAGTGGTCGGGAACCGCCATCTGCCCCTTCTGGGTGGCGCCCTGCACGTCTTCCTCGTAGGTGAACTGGTTCGACCCGTCCGACAGGCGAATGGCGCTGGCGAACTTCACGTTCTTCTTCGCGATCAGGCCGTGCGCCACTTCCAGGAGGTCGGCGCCGGCCGGCTCCACGATGTCGGGCAGGTTGTCCTCGATGAACTGCGCGAAGTCGGCCTGCTTCTGCGGGCGGCCGCTCTTCTCGGTCCAGATCTTCCATTCCGGCGACAGCGGTGCGTTGTAGGCGGCGCGGTGGTCGCCCCAGCCGGGCAGCTCGGCGATGTGGTTGAAGACCGCCGTGAAGGTCGGCGGGTTGATGGTCGAAAACAGGCGCGTGTCGTTGGTCTTCTGGTCGTTGAGCACCGCAATGAAGCTGGCTTCGTCGGTCAAGACCGTGGTGCCCTTCTTGCGCACCGGTGCGCCCAACTGAGACTCCAACGAGTGGAAGCGATAGTCCTGCGGGACGATGACGAAGGGCACGCCGTTGACGTGGCGGGCATCCTGCAGTGCGGCGGACATGGACGCGATCGATTGCGCCTCGGTAGTTTGGTCGTTGCTCATGGATTGAAGTTCGAGTGATTGAGAAAGCGGTGCGCTGGATCAGCCCACCACGCGGAGCGCTGCCTTGTCGGCAGCTTCCTGGTCGGCCGTCTTGAGGCCTTCCAGCGTCTTCTGGCGCGGGTCTTCGCGCTGCAGGTTGTTGTCGGGCGTCGCGAACATGATGGTCACGCCGCGGGCAGCCTTCGGTGTCTTCACCTTCACGTCGGTGGCGATCTCCATCTGTGCGCCCTTGCCCACCGGCTTGAGCTTGATGTCGAGGGTGATCTGGCCGGACTTGCCGGTTTCGGTCACGGCGTGCACCAGGTCGTTGAGCTGACTGGTGGCTTCGTCAGAGAAGGCGCCGTAGTCGATGGACTCGAAGAACTCCGTGAAGCTCTTACGCTTGGCCTCCGGGGTCGGCGATTTCAGGGTGGTGCTCATGATTTCCTTTCGGTTGCGAGCGAACGGGCGAAAAAAAGCCCGCGCGTCGGCGGGCCGGAGGAAGGCGCTGCGCAACTCAGGCTGCGGCCGACGCCTCGAACTTCTTGAACGACCGCGGCTTGATGTGCGCGCCGAAGAAGGTGCCGATGGACTCGGCGTTGATCAAGTCCTCGTGCAGCTTCGACTCCACATCGGGGTAGTGGTAGACCGTGCCCGGCCCGCTGTTGAAGGTCACGGCCAGCGTCTTGGTGGGCGCGTCGTAGCCGATGGCCTTCACCTGGCCGGAGCTGACGGGAACGAGGGGGATCGGGCGGTATTCCTTCGGGTCGGTGAAGGGCGCCGGCGGGGTGTAGGTCTTCTTCATGGTGGTGGTCATGCCGCAGCAGCGGCGGGTTCATTGATGACGTTGCGTGCCGCCTGGATGTGGGCCACGATGGCGTCACACAGGCGGGGGTAGTCGGCCGCGGCCATGACGACAGCGGCGCGCACTTTCTGGGTCTTGAATCCCAGCGTTTCGAGCCCGGCGGCATCGATCTGCAGGGGCGCGATGCGGGTCTTGATCTGACCCAGCGTCAGGGTGGCGCCGTCGTTCGCCGGCGTGGCCTGCAGCGCCGCCAACGAGGTCACGACGGCGGATGGTGTGGCCGGGCGCGGCGCAGGCGCTGCCGCTGCGGTCGGCTCTGCCTGCGCTACTGCAACGGCGGGGGGCGAGGCTTCGGCGAGCTTCGCTGCTTCCTCCGTGCGGATCCGCTCGCGCTCCCGTTCTGCAGCGTCCTCGGCCTGTTTCTTCAGCGTGGCTTCGTGCTCGGAAACTCGCGCCGTCACCACCGCCTTGAAGTCGTCGGGTGCCTTCAGTACCAGCGCAGCGAGGTCCGGGAACAGCGCGTGGTACTGCACCTGTACGTTGCCGAGGTGCGTGAGATTCGCATGGATGCCCATGGCGATCTCGGTTGCGGCAACCTTGGCGCGCGCCAACTCGGTGTTCACGGCATTGCGCAGGCTGTCCAGGGTGCGCAGGCCCTTGATGACGCCGGCGAAGTCGGCAGGCACCTGGGGCATGAACGGACGGCCGATGCGTTCGTTCAGGCTGCGCAGGTGGTCGCCCAGCCTGGTTTGGCCGTCGGTGATGATCTCCAGCCGGATCTCCTTCTTGCGGGCATCGACCAGCTTCTCCTTCGCGAGGCGAACGGTGCTGGCGAGGTCGCGAAGATCGCGCATCGTGCGGCGCACCTGCTCCAGGTCGGAGAACTGCGACAGCGTGCTCTCGTCGGCCGCGGCCAGGGCTTCCTCCGCCTTCTTGAGGGCCTTGCATGCCGCCTCGGTGTCGGCGAAATCCTGATCGGTGGCGGGCTTCTCCGGAATCATGCTGACGAAGCGGCGCAGCGCCTCGCCGAATTTGTCCAGGTTGCCAGTCACGGCGATCTGGCCGGACATCTGCACCACTACGGCCGGCAGGCTCTCCATCACGCGCGGCGCTACGGGTTCGGCCTTAGCGGGCGCAACGTAGGCAGCCACGTCAGCCTCGAACTGGTCCCAGCCGGCTTCGATCTGTGCCCGCAGCTCCAGGTTCGGTGCGTACCAGCAGTGCCGCTCTTCGACCAGCGTGTTGTCGTCGGCCCACTTTGATGCCATGAACAGCACACGTTCGATGGTTGGACAGGTGAGGCACTGATGCTCCATCTGCACTTGGTAGACCATGGGGAGGTCTGCACCGGTACACCCTTCGACCATTGCAGCGCGGAGCGCATCGTTCAGGCTCTTGTGCTCGAACGCGATCTGCTGGAAGAAGGTCAAGCCGTCGTAGCTGGACGAATAGCGGCCAGAGACGCCCACCAGCGGGGCAATCTCTTCTCCGATGATCTTCTCCGCCAGCGGGCCCGCCAGGGCTTCGAATCGGTGCCCGGCATCGAAGATGCGCTGCTTGCCGGCGCTCACGTCCTCAGTGAAGCCGGTTGCCGCTTCGCGCACCAGCTCGTCGCGTGTCTTGTACGGGCTCACGCCCATCATGACGGGGGCGTCCGACGCGTTGCGGTGGCCGGCGCGGTGGGCATGCCATTCCGGCGTGCCCTGCTTCAGGTTCACGATTTCCATGATTGATTCCTCAGAAAGGAGGCAGTTCGTCGGCGCGCTTGTTGAGCAGCGCGGTCAGCTCTTGCCGATGTGCGGCGTTCGCGACCGCGCCGATCAACTCGTCCATGTCCTTCAGGTCTTCCTGCGTCTCCGCCTTGGCGATGCGGTCCGCGACCATGGCGAACGTCACAGCACCATCGGACGCGGCCGCGGGCTCCGCTTCGGGCGTCGGTGCTGCAGCTGCAGTGGATGCAGGCGCTTCGGCGGCGGGCTTCTCCTTCGCCACCACGTCGGTCGCCTCGGCCGCGGGAGGGGGCACCTTGACTGCACGGAGCCGCGCGGCCTGTTCCTCGGTCAGCGGCTCGCCGCGTGTCGCCAGGAACTGCACGTAGTCGTCGGCCGTCTTCCGGCGGATTCGGATCGTTTCCGCCCACGCCGGGAAGTTGGCGTCGAACTTCGCCTGGTCGTAGGTCTTGGGCGGCGGGGGAGGTGCCGCGACTTCATCGACCATGCCCATGAACTTTTCGCCGGGCTCGGCCAGCTCGTCCGCGGTGTACACGCCCAGGATCACGTCGGGGGCGTAGAGGCGTGACCAGCGCTTCTGCGCCAGGTAGGCCAACTGCTGCTTCGGATCGTCTGCCCACAGCGTCGAGTTGCGCACCCGCGCCTGCGCAAGCAGCAGGTCGAGCACACGGGGCTGCATCTCCCCCCGAAGAGTGGCCGATACCTTGATGCCGCAGCCTTCTTCGTCGGCCAGTGACCAGCCAGGCTGCCGGTATTCCTTGCCCTCGGCGTTCTTCTTGATGACGAACTTGCCGATCACCTTCTCCCAGGGGCCGAACCATTCGAACTTGAAGCGGTCCTTGACTGCTCCGCTGGAGTTGATGACGGCCGCGACCAGCTGGGCTTCGTAGCCGAGCGTGCCGTTCACCAGGTGCGTTTTCTGTGCCACGGCGAACGGGTTCATGCCCCACTGCATCGACTGCAGGCAGATCGCGAAGCAGTCGCCCTTGTTGCCGCGCAGATGCTGCGGGACAGTGGCCTTGCCCTCGGCCATCAGGTCGGCGAGGCGTTCGAGGCGTTCCATGCTGCTGGCGTCCATCAGCAGGGCGCCGGCGGATGCGCTGCTTACGGCCAGCGCAGTGTTCTCGGTGATGGTGGTGGCGTTCACTTGCGTTCCTTGCGGTACTGCTCCGCGGTGATCTGCTGGATGTCGGCCTTGCCGCCTTCCTTCGCCGCGTCGGCGCGGCGTGCGGTGAAGAAGCGGTCGGAGTCCCAGACGAGGTGTTGCGAGACATGGACGTTGCCGTCCTTGTCGGTGTGGCGCGCGAACACGTCGCGCGTGATGAGGCTGTCGTTCATGGTCAGTGCAGGCGAAGGATGGGGATGAGCGCCAGGCCTGCGACGAGGCAGGACGGCACGATCCAGCGATGCCCGTCGAGCCAGCGGGCCGGCGCGGCGGCGGGTTTCTCCAGCAGAGCGGCCTGGACGCGCTCCGCGTCGTGGCTGGGCTCTGGTGCCGGCGGCGTGTATGCGCAGCCGATCTGGAGCAGGCGGCAGGTCTGCACGCGGCCGTTGACGACGCGTGGCGGGCAGTAGGACTCGGGGAGCGTTGCGGTGCTCACGCCGGGCTCCCGGCGGTCAGGTGCTCCAGCCGCAGGCTGACGCCATTGGCGCCGCGCTGATGCCATGCGGCGATGTCCTCGATGCGCGCGCCAGCTTCATGCTGGGCGAGCAGGTCGCGGTCCTCTGCCTCGTTGTATCGGACCGACTGGCGCAGCGGCTCCTGCCCGCTGCGTCGGCTGTCGGCTGACATGACGCCATCCATGCGCCAGCCGCGTGTGTTGAGCTTGGGGGAAGAAAGGCGCTTAGGCATTGCGTCTGCTCCTGGTGGGTTTCGTCTTGCGGAGGTGGCGGAACTTCACGTAGTGGCCGTACCGCGCCACCCCTTCGCATGTCATGTCGGGCACCACCTCGGGGAACTGCACGATGCAGTCCACGCGGTGGGTGCAGGGCCGACCGTGTTTCACGACGCGACCGACGAGGCCGACCGCGGCGGGGCTGTGGTGGCCGGGCTTGACGATCACCGGCATGCCGAGCGGCCAGCGGAAGTGATCGCCCCACACGCGGCGGCAGTGTTTGCGGCGCTGTGCGGCGTTCATGCTGCGCACCATGCGAAGGTGGATGCGGCTCGCGCGGCGCGTGCCTCGGCGTAGCGGTGCCGCAGCGCGGCGATTTGGCGCTGGATCTCCAGGCCCTGGGCGAGCACGAGGTTTTTCACGCTGCACGTCCGATCTGCTGTTCGAGCGCGAAGCGGTCCGAGGGCGCGCGGTAGTCCGGCGAGCCCTTGGCATCGTTGCGGGCGCGGTCGAACGCCAGCCGCTGTTCCTCGGTGAAGTTGGGCAGGTCGGGAAGACGTTGAGGCGTGCACGGCACGCGGCTCACCGTCGAAGGTGCTCCGAAGGACATCGAATGACTCCAGGGGGATTGCCGGCGTGCGGCGGGGGGAGGGGGGTTACTCGCTGCGTCCGTCGTGCGGCACTGGGCGGCTCCCGCCCGCTGCGCGTGGCATCCGCTTTCACCCGAATAGGTGCCCCGGGTTCCACGGAGCTGCCTTTGACCGCCTCAATTGCAAGGCGGCTTCGGCTCGCAGAGGCCGGGCTGCGGCTTGCGTCATGGACTTCCACCACTCTGCCGGTGCTGTTTCAGCGCGCCCGGTCACGCCCTGCGCGGGCTTGCGATGCATGTGCTGCTCTGTGGGGTACCTTCTTGACAGCCAAGTGCTGGTCGATAGATTCCGGCTTTCAGGGATCGGACCTAATCACTTTTTAGAAACTGGAGCAGAACCATGCCAAAGCCTCTTGTAGCGCTCGCGAAATTTCTTTTTTTTCTCCTGCCCGCCATTGGAGCGGCGGCCGCCGTCCCACCGCTTACCCCTCAAGAATGGAATATTTCACAAGACCTTCCATTTGCAGATCAAGTCAAACGACACATTGCACTGATGAAGAGAATCAATGAAGTGATGACTGAAACTGGAGAGCGAAAAACGGCGGCCATTGCTGCGAACAGCCTGCCGGGGTATTTGGAAGCTGAAGCTGATATGGAGAACGTGAAAAAGCTTCTCGCTCCTTATGCCGTTGCAGAGGCGAAAGTAAAGGAGCTTGTATCCCAGGGGTACAAACTGAATGCGGTAGAGCCAAAAGTGTGCAAGGCTGAAGCGGAATGCGTGCCAATTGACGCTATAACTGAAATGTTTTTCTTTACTAAGACCTACTCCTCAGCGCTCGGTCCGGGCTTCAATAAGGAAGAAAAGGATCAAGATCCTGTAACTGTAAACGGTTTTCCAATTGAATCATTCTTCCGAGTCTTAGCCGATAAACCCCTTGATTTTTTTACTTTCGGGCTACTGCCGGCGATTCGTGATGCATTCATTCCGCCCGGTGAAACGGGAGAAATAGCGCTTTTGATCCGTGATCCTGGCAAGCGCACCGTAGAAATCGTTCAAAACCTTCGCGATGGAATTGTTCCAAAATCGGATAACGGTGAGGGTGCCAAGATTCTTCGCGATCCAATCAACTGCACAATTGGTAGATTTTTCAAGCGCTGCTGAATGCGCTTTAGTCCATTGCATAAGCGGGCCACGCTCGATAACTGGCTATCTCAGCGGGCGTACTGTGCCGCCCGTTGGTCCTGGGCTCGCTGGCTTACAGCGTCCAGTGCCTGAGATATCGCCCTTGATGCGATGCGTGTCCCTCCACGCCGCCGCTGATGTGATGGCCCTCTGTAGAGGGCATGCCGGTAACTCGATCCGGCTCCACGATGGGAAGAGTTGTGCCCAAGCTGTCACGCTCTGAGGCTTCGACCGCCGATTACCTCGCCATCGGTCGGTTTGGCGCCGCGCTGTTGTGTGTGCGCGAACTGGCCCTGTCGCTTCATCACGCACCACGCGGCACGCTCTGCGACTGGAAGAACCAGACTTCACCCCTTTCTCTTTCTGCTCGGGCGGCGGTGCAGGGCGCTTTCAACTGCTGTGCGCCTGGGATATCCGATATCGGTTTTAAAGACCGTGACGGGAGGCAGTGCGATGACAGCGACCCCATCGCGTGGTGCACCACCTGCTGCGCTCCGAAGAGCTGGACCCGCCTCTGCTTCCTGTTGGCTTTGCCGGCTTCGTGTCGCTTGCCGGGGTCGTTTCGCTGTGTGTGCTGCGATGGACTGCATTATGCAGAACTGCATTGGATAGTCAATGCAGTAGTGCATGATTTTTTGCGATACTTCCTCCACGCCATGTCGGCGGACGCAAAAAGCCCGCGCGTGGCGGGCTTAGAGAAGGAGTTGCAGATGGGTACCGAACTACACGCTACCAGCGAGCAGATGAGTGAGCGGGCGACGCATCCGAGGCAGATTGTTCAGGAGCGTAGTGCCGCTCTACTGCGTGCCCTGACTGGCCTGCCCGTTGAGGAGGGGGAGGCCGTCCTGTCCTGGTTGCGCAGCAAGATCACCTGCGCGAACGTGATCATCATGGACAACCCAGTCGATACGACTGGGTTCCCACGCATAGGCACGTAAAGATCAATCCGTGACAGCCGAAGCCGTCTTGCCGTCCTTGAATTCGAATAGCGGCGCGCGCTTGCGATCGACTACCAAGTCGTAGCAATGAATACAGTCAGCGCGGTTCTTGTATGTTTCGCTGCTACGGGCAAGTTCTTCATGATTGCCATATGACGCGACGTTCCAGTACCAGGGTTGACCAAACTGGTTGCTTGCGTTGTAGAGCAGACGGCCATAGACAGACATTTTTTTCCTCATGTGGTGCTGCTTGCGCGCTCAAGCGCGTCTCTTGTGCTCCCTGATTAATACTGCTCGCTCTTCCACACCGTCAAGATCTTGCCGATGATGTGCAGGTGCGGGTTTTTGGGTGAGATGTCGTAGGGCGGGAAGTCGTCCTTGTTCTTCGAGATCACGCGAAGGACGAAGCCAGGCCCATTGAATTCGGGCACGCGCTGAAGGATCTTGATGTAGCCCTCATCGCCGACGCGGAAGAAGTAGACGCCTTCATGATCAACGCGGTTCACGCCGCGGTCCATCAGCAGCGGGTCGCCTGGGTTGAACATGCCCTTCATCGACGGGCCGAACCCGGTGACGATGCAGAGATTCGCCAGGCTCGTGTACGACCGCACGTTGAGCTGCAGCCACTCGCGATCCACCTTCCAGCTCTTGATGATGCCGGGCGGCTCTGCCTCCAGGAGCAGCTTGCCGCGCGTATCCATGCCGCCGGCAACGTCGTATTGAACGATGACCACCTCGTCGCCGGATACGGAAGGCGACGATGACGACTGCGTGGCGGGCGGTGGCGCTTCGCCGGAAATGCGGGCCCATTCGCTCGCGGCCAGAGCCTCGTCGTAGAAGGCCAGCACATCCACGCCGAGGTGCTTTGCCGCCAGTTCGAGCGCTTCGCTGCGCTTGGGCTGCTTGATGAGCCCCTTCTTGAACCGGTCGAAACCGGACTGAGCAGACGGCCTCTTGATCGCGCCGGCCAGGGAGTTGGGGTTCAAGCCGCGCTTGGCGAGTAGTTTGTCAAAGAGGGTAGGGCCGTCCATGGATTGAACTATGCATAAATGAGTAATGCATGTCTGCTTGATAAAGCAATGCAGAACTGCATAATGACGGCATGACTCAGATCCAAGCCGTTATCCGGAAGCTGCGCAGCCATCTGTCGCAATCAGAGATATCTCGCCTGACGGGCATTGCGCAACCGAAGATTTCCCGCTGGGAGGCCGGCAAGGTGGCCGCTGGCGCCGAAGAGGCCCTGAAGCTCGCTGCTCTGGCTGCCCAGTACCCGGCCGCCAGCACCGGCAAGGAGGTGTCGCAGTGACCGACGACATCCCCATGTTCGCCCGCTCCGTGCTGGGCGGAAAGAAGACCGCCAAGCTCGAAGCCCGCGTTTCCGACGACCTGAAGGAAACCGTGCGCCGCCGCTGGGTGGACCTCGGCTTCGAGTCCGAGAGCCAGTACCTCGAATACCTTGCGACGGTGGATTGCTACGGCGTTGAGCATGTCCGTATGGTCCATGAACGCCGCCTGTCTATGGTCCGCACTTTGTCGGCAACTTCGCAGACAGGAGCGCTGGCATGAAGACGGCGACCACCATGCCCGCGCACGCCAAGCGCGTCGCTACCGCGCGCCGCCTCGGCGAGGAAGCCGGTCAGGCCAGCCTTGCGCTGGCGGAGCAGGATGACCCGGACTTCGGCGCGAAGGCCTACCAGTTCATCGTCGCCTACGTCCGCAAGCGTCGCCGCGTGCCGGGCGAGAGCGTCACGCTCGCATGCTGCCTGGCCGGCATCCGCCCGAAGGATGACCGCAGCTTCGGCCCGATCTACGCGAAGGCGATCCGCGCTGGCGACATCCGTGTAGTGGGCACCGTGGCGCGCGTGCGCGGCCATGGTTCGGCCGGCGGGAAGTTGTATGCGCCGGGAAAGGCTCGCACGACGCAATGAGCACGATCATCATGGCGGCCTGCTGGCCGCTCCAAGGAATGTCGCCCGCGCAGAAGGCGGTGCTGATCTCGCTCGCGGACCAGGCGAACGACGATGGCGTCTGCTGGCCGTCCGTCAACACCATCGGGCTGCGCACCTGCTTGTCCGAGCGCGCTGTTCAAGCCGCGCTGAAGTGGCTGGAAGAGCAGGGCGCCTTGCTGCGTGACCACCGTTCGCAGCGCTCCACCATGTACACCGTGACGCCGCAGGCACTGGTCGGCGAGATCACGCGCACGGTGCACTACGTCTATCGCATCACGCACACCCCGTCGGGACAGTTCTACATCGGCTTGCGCACCTGCGGCGGGGATCCGCTCGAAGACAGCAGCTACTTCGGCTCGGGTGTGTCGGCCGAGTGGCTGGCGAAGCGGAAGGCTGATTGCGTCAAGGAGATCGTGGCCAGCTTCGAGCACCGGCACCAGGCCGCGCAGTTCGAAACGGCGGAGATTGCTCTGGCGATCCAGAACCCGAGGTGCCTGAATCGCAAGGTCAGTGCCCCGGGCTCTGCGACCCACGGCCGGCATGTCGTGGCTGACCCCGCAGATGCTGCACCCGCAGCTCCTGCACCCGCAAATGGCGCACCCCACCCCGCAGCATCTGCGCCGTCAACCCCGCAGCATCTGCACCTCGACGGTGCGGCATCTGCACCCGGAACCATCAATGAACCATCAGTAGAACCGTCAAGAGAACCATTACCGGCAGCTGCGCCGCCGGTCGCCGCGAAGGGCCGCGCCGACAAGGCGAAGGGCGGGGAGGCCGAGGAAACCGCGTTGCAGGCCGCCTGCCGCGCCACCTGGGCCGCCTATGCCGAGGCCTACGGAGCCCGCTACGGCGCGCGCCCGGTGCGCAACGCCCAGGTCAACGCGAAGGTGAAGCAGTTCGTCCAGCGCATCGGCTACGACGAGGCACCGGCGGTGGCGAAGTTCTACGTCGAGCGCGTCGCCGACGCCTATGTGACGCGCGAGTGCCACCCGGTGGGCACGCTGCTGCAGAAGGCGGAGGGCTACCGCACGCAGTGGGCTGCCGGGCACGCGATGACCAGCACGCGGGCGCGCCAGATGGACCAGTCTCAGGCGAACTTCGACGCGGCCGAGGAAGCGATGGCCATCTTGCGCCAGCGCCGCGGCGAACTGGAGGGGGGCAGCAATGCGTGACTCCGACCTGCAATGGCTGGTGCAGCAGCTGATCGGCACGGCCGAGCTGCTGGGCCAGCAGATGTCGCCGACGGCGGCCGCCCTGATGGCCGAGGACCTGAGCGCTTTTCCGCGCGAGGCCCTGGATCGCGCGCTGCGGCGCGTTCGCACGGAGCACACCGGCAAGCTGACGCCGAAGGCCGTGCTGGATCGCGTCGATGAGGTGATGGGCCGCCCGGCGCCGAACGAAGCCTGGGCCATGGCCTTGGAAGCGCTGGACGAGCGCGCCACCGTGGTGTGGACCAGCGAAGTGTCGCTGGCGTGGCAGATCGCCCGCCCCATTGCAGTCGGCGGCGACAAGGTGGGCGCGCGCATGGCGTTCCTCTCCGCCTACGAGCGCCTGGTGCGTGATGCGCGCGACCGCCGCGAAGCGCCCGAGGTGCTGGTGTCGGTGGGCTGGGACGGTGCCGCACGCGATGCCGCGCTGGACCGCGCCGTGCAGTACGGGCGCCTGGGTCATGAAGCGGCTGCGGCCATGCGCGGCACGGCGCTGGAGCTGGCGCCGCCGGTACTCAACCCCGTGGCGCTGCTGGCCGGCAAGGTCGAGGCGACAGCACAGGCCTCCCCAGAAATGCGCCGCCGGCTGACCGCGCTGCGCGAGGAACTGGCCAGCCGCGCGAAGGCGCGTGCCGCCGAGAGCGCTGCCGCCGTGCAGCACCGAAACGAAGCGTGGGCCGCCCGACAGGCGGACGCGCAGCGCCGGGTGGACGAACGCCTGGCCGCCGAGCAGGAATCCGAAGCATGAAGACCATCGAAGAGATCAAGGGGCGCTGCAAGATCACGCCCGAAGGCCACTGGCTGTGGGACGGTTCGCTGCGCCCGGACGGCCGCGCCAACATCTGGGCGCCGGACTACACCAAGGGCGGGATGACGGTACAGAGCGGGCCGCGGGCGGTGACGCACTGCACGACGGGCAAGCCCATCCCGAACGGTTGGCGCGCCTACGGCACCTGCGACGAGCGCGCGTGCTGCAACCCGGATCACATCGCTTGCACGAGCGACGCCGCCTTCGGCCGCTGGCAGACGAAGACCGGTGTGTACAAGGGCAAGACCACGCGCATCCTCGCGAACCGCGCCATCGCCCGCGCGCGCTCGAAGGTGACGCCGGCGCTGATCGTGGAGATCCAGTCCAGCCGGGAGACGGGGCGCGCCATCGCGAAGCGGCTGGGCATCGGTACCACGCTGGTCAGCCGCGCGCGCCGCGGCGAGCTGAAGAGCTTTGCCAGCAAGGGCGTGTTCACCGGCCTCGGTGCGCGTGAAGGAGCATGCCCATGACCTGCCCCAACTGCGCCAAGGCGGCTATCCGGGCGGACTGGCCCGGCTACACGGCCAACTGCCGCGAGTGCCTGACCCGCGGCATCGCCAATGGTCCCGAATTCTGGCGCTCTCGCCAGGACGGCACGCTGCGCGACGAGTACAAGGCCGCGCTCCGGAACATCTGGGGCGACGACTGGAAGAAGGGGCACGAGGCCGTCAAGCTCGCCGCCCAGCAGCTCGGCCAGATGCGCGCCGCACCACAAGGAGCCTTGCTGTGACGGTGCACATCCTCGGTATCGACCCGGGCGCGAGCACAGGCCTTGCAGCCTTCGACGGTGGCGCGCTGCAGTTCCTTCGCACTGTGGAGCCGCACACCATCGAGCACATGCTGCGCAGCTACATGCCAGCGCGCGTGGTGTTCGAGGACAGCCGGCTGGAGTCGAAGGTGTGGACGACCGCGGGCAGCCGCGCGGCAGCGCTGAAGATCGCTCGTAACGTAGGGCAGGTTGATGCGTGGTGCGGCCTCATCACCTCGGTGTGTGCAGACCTCGGCATTCCGGCGCACGGCATCAGCCCGACCGCCAAGGGCGCCAAGCTGAACGCGGCACAGTTCGCCGCCGCTACCGGCTGGGCCGAGCGGAGCAACCAACACGAGCGCGATGCCGCCATGGTGGCGTGGCCGTACCGGAGGGCGCGTCATGGCTGACATCGTGCTGGTGCGCCAGCAACCCGTCGAACTGCCTGAAGAGAAGCGCGCCATCGCGCGCGAGGTGTTCACCGGCCACGTCGATGGCCTGGGCCAGCAGAACCAGAACCGCTGGCGCCGTTTTCTCTCCGGCCTCATGCGGCTGGAGCCGGGCGAAATGATGGAGGTGAAGACCCACCAGCAGCGCCTGGGCTGGTACCACCGCAAGCACATGGCGCTCGAGCAGGCCGTGTTCCAGGCCCAGGAGCGTTTCGAAGCCTTCGAGCCCTTCCGCGACTGGCTGAAGGTCGGAGCCGGGCACGTCGAGTGGTATCCGGGCCCGAAGGGCGGCGTGTTCCCCGTGCCGAAGAGCATCAGCTACTCGAAGATGGAGCAGGGCGAGATGGAGGTGTTCCACGCCAACGCCGTCGCCTTCCTGCGCACCGAGCACGCGGGAAAGACGCTTTGGCGCCACCTGTCCACGCCCATGCGCATCCAGATGATCGAGACGGTGCTGGGGGAATTCCGGGAATGACGCTGCGCCGCACGCCCATGAAGCGCACGCCCTGGCCGCGCCCGGCCGCGCCAGAGTCGTCCTGGACCGCTGAGCGCGAAGAGCGGCTGGCCACCCGTGCCGCGGCCGCGATGACCGCCGCGAAGCCGCGGCACGCTGTCATGGCACGGCCGCCAGCCGTGATCCGCGCCATCCCGAAGACGCTGCCGCAGCGCAGCGAGCCCTACCTGCGCCTGGTGGCCGCACTTCCGTGCGCGCACTGCGGACTGCACGGACACAGCCAGGCCGCCCATGCGAACAAGGGCAAGGCCAAGGGCGGCAAGACCGACGACCGGACCTGCTTCCCGCTGTGCGCCGACCGGCCGGGCGTGCTGGGCTGCCACACGCGCTTTGACCAATACAAGCTGTTCCCGCGCGAGCTGGCCGCGCGGCGGGCGGACGAATGGGGACACGACACCCGCCAGCACATCGAATCCCAGGGCCTGTGGCCCGTGAACTTGCCGAAGTGGAGACCATGAACACAACAACCCCGAAGACGAGCACGCAGCAGGTGCTCGAAGCCGTGCAGGACCTGCACAACCAGGAGCAGATCGTCACGCGCGAGACGCTGGCGCAGGTGACCGGCCTGAAGCTGACCGTGATCGATGACCGCCTCGGCGTGCTGGTGGACGACGGGAAGATCCTGCGCGTGCAGCGCGGGGTGTTCGTGCCGGCCGCGGTGCACCCGCCGGCGCGCGCCATGTCGAAGACGCTCATGCCGGACGGCATGGTCAAGCTGGAGATCGGGGACGACGTGTTCATGCTGACGCCGCGCGAGGACCGCATGCTGGCCGGCCTGCAGGCGGGCGCCGCGGCGCAGTTCGCTTCCATCGACCTGGGCCAGCAGGCGCTGCGCGTCAACACCGAGCTGGCCGACCAGGTGCGCAAGCTGACGCGCGAGGTGGCAGCCCTGAAGGAACGCCACGACCCGTCGCAGCGCTCGCTGCTGGAGGCGTGATGGAACAGGGTCTGGATCAGACGACTTGGCGGGGCATCGACCCCGGCGGACCCGAGGGGGACCGGACCGTCTACCTCATCCCGGCGAGCGCCGAGGCGGACCTGCGGCAATTCTTCGGGGGCGCGCTACCGGACTGGATCATGGTTCTTGCGAAGCTGCCGGCATCGAAGACAATGGGCGGCCCCCAAAACCCCTGATCTAGCAGGCGCCGGCTGGCGCAGGCCTCTAAAGGACTTTCGCTGTGACCATTTCCCCAGGTGACGTGATTTCTGGCCTCGCGCTCCTGGTCAGCATCGGGGCGGGTTTCCAGTCGTACTTTGCGAATGGCCGTGCTGCGAACGCAGAGAAGCGGGCCGAGGAACTGAGCGAGGCGGCCGAGCGCCGCCGGCTGGTTGATGACGTGATTCTGGAAGCACATGGACTCTCTGACGACGTGCGCCTTCATGGCGGTGATGTCGTCAAGACCAAGCAGCGCGCCAAGGTGCTGGAGATCAAGAGCGGTTCGTACAACAATTCCTCCGTCGCGCTGATTCTCAATGAATGCGAGGGCAAGCGAATCACGGCGGAAGGCCTGCTGCAGGCCGCGCAGCCGGTGATCTCCGGCGGCGAAGAGTCATTGAAGCAGCGCACGCACGACGAACTGCGCGTGCTGCTCCGGGACTTGAGGACGGCGCGCAATAAGGTGGCTATGCAGCGCGACGAGTTGCGAGGGCTAGCGGAGGGGTAGTCGCAGGACAGCTTGGGGCGTGCTCAGGCGTTGCTCCCCAGCCGAATGGAGAATGCAATGCTCAGATGGAGCTTCAGCTCCTTCGAGCCGGTAGTGCTGGCAATCTTTTGAAGCGCAGCTTTATAAGTGCCCAGGCGCCAGAGAGTGCCCAAAGTCATGATGGTGGATTCCAGGCCTGTCGGCAGGTATTCCAACTCGGGATCTTGCTGCTGCTGAGCAAGTTTGCTCAGCTCTTCGATGACAACGATCTCAGCTTGCTGCTTCGCCTCGTTGATCATGTACTTCTCGTCAATGGACAGCTCATCCTGTACTTCGGCCGGGAAAGTCGTCGGATCGATGTCCACCTGGCCGCAGAAGACATGTTCGTCCGGCCGCCTCGTCAGGATGTAGTACTCGGCGCGCCAGGAAGTCGGGGTCGGGCGCCAGACGGAGACCACTAGGTAGGCGTCGCGAAAAAAGGGCCGAGGCAGGCCGTTGATAGAAAAAATGGAATGGCTCATATGTCTCCGTTCTAAGTTGGTCTTTCCGACAGCAGCGGCTACCCCCTGTAGGGATTGGGATGCGGGCCGGGTACCCAAGAAGATTAGGGCTCCTTCAATCCACTTCAAGGCCCCTCCATGGCAACCATCCGCTCCCGCTTCATCATCCTCGGCCTGGCCGCCGCCGCGCTCGTCAGCAGCACCATCAGCGTCGGCTACGACCGGGTGGCAGCCGCTTGCACTGCCGTCTACTGCTTCGCCCGCGATTTCGTTGCCGGCGTGCCCGCGGTATTCGAACAGCCGCGCCTGGTCGCGCTCCCGCATCCGGCGGAGCTGGTCCAGGCCTGTGCCCACGCCCTGGGCCTCGCGAAGCGCGAGCGCCCGCATGTGCGCAGCCAGTGGCGCATGTGCCCTTCGGTCTGAACCCCCTGTAGGGTTCGTCCACTCACTCGATCCCAGGAATCATCAATCCCATCGCAGGGTAGATCAGGCGGTAGATCACCGGGCCCATAACCCGGTTGTCGGCGGTTCGAATCCGCCCCCTGCAACCAGCAGTTGTCTCCACGTTTGCCTCATTGCGAACGCTTCGCCCGCCGGGTTCGCCCGAGCGGGCTTTTTTCGTTCTCGCCGTAGACTTGATGGATCTCCACCCGATAGCTGGTAGCGAAAGGCAAGCCTGATGAACTTCGACCGAGAGCCCCTGGACCTTCTCAAGACGGACGGCACACGCATCAGCATTCGAGGAACCGTCGGTAGTTCGACCGGCATCTACATCGGAGGAAAGAATCATCGCGTTGACCCTGGGGACCTGATCATCCGAACCATCGCGACGGGCGCGGAGGAAACCTACCAAGTGATCGATCCGGTGTTCTACGACACTGGAATGATCGGACCGCATTACCAGCTGCAGGTCAAGAAGCTGGGCCTTCCGGAGGCGAAAGCTGCAGTGCAGCACATCACGTACAACTTGACCGGCAACAATGCCCGCGTCAACGTCAACTCGGTGGACAACTCGACCAACGTGGTGCACATCCAATCCGATGTTGCGGAGCAGATCGACACGATCATGGCTGCCATCCGCACGGCCGATCTGTCGGAAAACGAGAAGGCAGAAGCGCTTGAGGCGGTCGAAGAGGTGAAGAGCCAGTTCGCGTCGGGTGCGCCAAAGCGGTCGGTGGTTCGCTCGTTGTTGAATGGATTGCCCAAGGCCTTGGAGGTGGCGGCATCCATTGCCACGATCATGGGCGCCATCGCTAGCGCGTAGGCGCCACCCTGTAGGGTTCGACGCAACCCCCCACGCCCGGAACACTGCCGGGCATGGCAAAACCCCCGGCGGGAAAGAAGCCCGCGCCCCGCAAGATCCCATCGAAGCCCGCAGTCAAGAAGAAGACTGTGGGCGTAGTTGCGCCTGCACGCAAGAAGGCACCCGCCAAGGCGAAGGCTCCGGTGAAGCCTGCCCCGCGCAAGCGTGCGTCCAAGCCCGAGGCGCCTGCTGTCGTACCCGTGGTTCCGCTCACCGAGAAGCAGCAGCGCTTCGTGGACGAGTACCTGGTGGACTTGAACGCCACGCAGGCAGCAATCCGGGCCGGGTATAGCGCCGCCACCGCCAACGAGCAGGGCGCGCAGCTCTTAGCAAAACTTAGTATTCAGACGGCCGTGGCCGCTGGCCGGAAGGCGCAGCAGGAGCGAACCCAGATCAGCGCCGACCGCGTGGTCACGGAAGCTTGGAACATCGTGACGGCCGACCCCCGCGAACTGGTCGAGGTGAAAGTCGGTTGCTGCCGGCATTGCTGGGGCGAAGGTCACAAGTACCAGCGCACACTCGCGGAATACAACCGGGAGCGTGAGCTGCATCGCGCCGAAGGCAAGCCCGACGAAGAGTGGGAAGAGAAGGGCGGCATCGGCTTCGACCCGCTGAAGGACCCGCACCCCAGCTGCCCGGACTGCAGCGGCGACGGTCACGCACGCACGACGCTGAAGGACACGCGCTACCTCTCGCCCCAGGCGCTTGCGCTGTACGCCGGCGCCAAGCAGGGCAAGTACGGCATCGAGGTCCTGATGCACGACAAGGGCGTGTTCGCCGAGAAGCTGTTCAAGCACCTGGGCCTGTACGAGAAGGACAACCAGCAGAAGACCGACCCCTTGGCCGCACTGCTGCACGCCATCGCCAAGGGCAGTGGCAATGCCTTCAAGCCGGTGGCCGAGGATCCGGAGCGCACCGCAGCGTCCGCGGCGCCGAGCGCGTTCATGCCGCGCGCCGACGACCCGGAAGAGGACTGATCGTGGCCGGCCGCACGCGGATTGCCCACGACACCCCGCTGCGTCCTCTGCCCACGAACGCGGAGGAACTGCAGCGCTGCCTGGCCGACCCTGAGTGGCGCCTGTTCAGCGGGTGCCTCTACAAGATCATGGTGAAGGGCGACGACGCGGAAGAGGGCGAGCCGGCCGAATCGTTCGTGCTGCCGTTCAAACCCAACGGCGCACAGCGGCGGTTCCTCAAGCGCCTGTGGCATCGGAACCTGATCCTCAAGGCACGCCAGCTCGGCTTCACCACGCTCATCGCCATCCTGTGGCTGGACCACGCGCTGTTCAACGCCGACCAGCGCTGCGGCATCATCGCGCAGGACCGCGAGGCGGCCGAGGCGATCTTCCGCGACAAGGTGAAGTTCGCCTACGACAACCTGCCCGAGGAAATCCGGCAGCGTTTCCCGCTGGCGCGAGACAGCGCGGTGGAGCTGCTGTTCGCGCACAACAACAGCAGCGTGCGCGTCGCAACGTCGATGCGCTCCGGCACCATCCACCGGCTGCACATCAGCGAGTTCGGCAAGATCTGCGCAAAGTACCCGGAGAAGGCGCAGGAGGTTGTCACCGGCTCCATCCCGGCCGTGCCGAAGAACGGCATCTTGGTGATCGAGAGCACCGCCGAAGGCCAGGAAGGCGAGTTTTACGACATTGCCAAGCGCGCCCAGGCGCTGCACTTCGGGCACCGCCGCCTGACGGAGCGGGACTACCGCTTCCACTTCTATGCGTGGTGGCAGGAGCCGAACTACACGATGGACCCGGGCCTGGTGCCCATCACGGTAGAGCAGCACGAATACTTCGAGCGCATCGAAGAAGAGATGGGCTGCAAGATCGACATGGGCCAGCGGGCCTGGTATGTCGCGACGCAGCTGGCGGACTTCCCGGGCAAGGAAGAGCGGATGTGGCAGGAGTACCCCTCCACGCCCGACGAAGCGTTCCAGGTCAGCACCGAGGGCAACTACTACGCGAAGGACATGACGAAGCTGCGCCAGCGTGGCGGCATCACGCTGGTGCCCGTGCTCGACCTGCCCGTCTACACCTTCTGGGACATCGGCAACAGCGATGGCTGCGCGATCTGGTTCATGCAGGAGCTGCGCGGCGAGGCGCGCTTCATCGGCTACTACGAAGAGCACAACGAGGACCTGCGCCACTACGCCACGCACCTGCAGACCACCGGCTACTTGTTCGGCGCGCACTTCCTCCCGCACGACGCCGACCACAAGCGCCTCGGCGACTACAACAAGAGCACCCGCGAGCAGCTGCAGACGTTGCTGCCCGGGCAGACCTTCTTCATCGTGCCGCGCATCACAGAACTGATCGCCGGCATCAACATGACCCGCAAGCACCTGAAGGGCGCCTACTTCGACCAGGACCGCTGTGCCGAGGGAGTGAAGCGGCTCCAGGGCTACAAGAAGAAGTTCAGCCGTTCCGAAAACCGCTACCTGGACCAGCCAGACAAGAGCAACGGATGCAGCGAAGGCGCCGACGCGCTGCGCCAGTGGGCGCAAGCCAAAGAGAACGGCCTGCTTGCCTCGATGACCGAAGCCAACGCATATCAAGAAGCACCCGCGCCGGACTGGCGCGTGTAGGAGCACCGTACCCATGACCCCCAACACCGACACCATCCCTGAAGAGGGCACCGCAGATGACTTCGAAGCCGAGGGCGCGCTTTCGCTGGCGGAGTACCGGCAGTTCCTGTGCGAGATCGAGGAACAGCCCGCCTGGCGCGCGGTGGCCGACAAGGAGCTGGACTATGCCGACGGCAACCAGCTCGACACCGAGCTACTGGCGGCCCAACGCGAACTCGGCATCCCGCCGGCGAAGGAAGACCTGATCGGCCCGGCACTGCTGGCGATCCAGGGCTATGAGGCCACGGTGCGCACGGACTGGCGCGTAACGCCGAACGGGCAGCCGGACGGTCAGGACGTGGCGGATGCCTTGAACTTCCGCCTCAATGAAGCCGAGCGCCACGCGAAGGCGGACCGCGCATGCTCGGATGCGTTCCGGCCCCAGACGGCGGTAGGCCTGGGCTGGGTGGAGGTGTCGCGCGAGTCCGACCCCTTCAAGTATGCGTATCGCTGCAGCGCCGTGCACCGCAATGAGATCCACTGGGACTTCTACGCCACGGAGGACGACCTGAGCGATGCGCGCTTCCTGCGTCGCAAGCGGTGGCTGCACCCCAGCCGGCTCGTGAAGGTGTTTCCGAAGCACAAGGATCTCATCCGCGAATGCGGCAAGCACGGCCAGTCTTGGTGGGTCAACTACTCGCCGGACACGTTCGACGGTGGCACCTCAACAGGCCTCACGTCAGGCGCATGGGACGCCGCGCGCGCCTGGACCGTAGCCGAGCATCACTGGTACGACCCGGTGAGCAAGGACGTGTGCCTGGCCGAGCTGTGGTATCGCCGTTGGGTGAACGTGGTGGTGCTGCGCGCGCCCGACGGCCGCGTGGTGGAGTACGACGAAGCGAACGAGACGCACAACTATGCGCTGGCCCGCGGACTGGTGCGCCCGCAGCGCTCCGTAATCGCTCGCGTGCGTCGCAGCTTCTGGCTCGGCCCGCACTGCCTGCACGACGGACCGAGCCCTTACACGCACCGGCACTTCCCTTATGTGCCCTTCTGGGGATTCCGCGAAGACAACACGCGCGTCCCGTACGGCATCGTGCGTGGCATGATCTTCCAGCAGGACCGACTCAACAGCGGCACCGCCGCGATGACCTGGGGCATGACGGCCTACCGCGTAGAGCGCACAAAGGGTGCGACAGACATGACCGATGAGCAGGTGCGTCGCCAGGTGGGCCGGCGCAATGCCGACATCGTGCTCAACGCCGCTCACATGGCCCAGCCTGGCGCACGCTTCGAAGTGAAGCGCGACGTGCAGCTGACCGACCAGCAGCTGCAGATGCTGGCCGACGCCCGTATGGCGCTGGAGCGCGTGTCGCCGGCGGCCGCTGGCGCTTTCTCCGGTCGGCGCGGCACCGCGACCAGTGGCCTGCAGGAGCAGACGCAGGTGGAGCAGGCGAACCAGAGCCTGGCGCGCCTCATGGACAACTTCAAGGCCGCACGCACGCAGGTCGGCGAGCTGCTGCTGGCGATGATCGTGGAGGACATGGGGCGCGAGCCGCATACCGTGGTGATCGAAGGTGATGCCATCACGCCTGACCGCACGGTGTTCCTCAACAAGCCGGAAACGGATCCGGCGACTGGCACGGCCTACCTCAGCAACGACCTGCAGCGCACCCGCCTGAAGGTTGCGCTCGAAGACGTGCCGAGCACCTCCAGCTATCGCGGCCAGCAGCTGAACGCGATGAGCGAGGCGGTGAAGAGCCTGCCGCCGCAGTACCAGGCCGCGGCGATGCCGTTCCTCGCGAGCCTCATGGACGTGCCGTTCAAGCGCGACCTGGTGGCGGCGCTGCGCGCGGCCGGCCAACAGCCGACGCCGGAAGAGATCGACCAGCGCATCAACGATGCCGTGAAGCAGGCGCTGGCGCAGGCGGGCAACGAGCTGAAGGCGCGCGAGCTGGACATGAAGGAGGCGCGCAACGACGCCGAGATCAAGAAGATCATGGCCCAGGCCGTACAGATCGGAGTGCAGGCCGCGTTCTCCGCGATGCAGGGCGGCGCCCAGGTGGCCACGATGCCGATGATCGCTCCCATCGCGGACCGCATCATGCAGGGCGCGGGCTACAAGCAGCCGAGCCCGGGTGGCGATGATCCGAACTTCCCCGTGCCGGGAGAGACCGCTGCGGTGCAGATGAAGGATCCCTACATCCAGGGCCAGGGCCGGCCAGCACTGGCCGCGGAAGAGGCTGATGGAGCACCGGTGCGGGAGAACACGAGCCCTGGTTTCCCGCCGGTTCCGCAGCAACCCCAACGTGGGATGCACGGAATCGAAACTGCGCGTACCGCGGACAACTTGGAGCGCGCCCCGGCCCAGGTCTAAGGGGTTTTCGGTGCAGCTGTCGGGGTTGTGCCGAACTCGCTGAGTGCGCGTGCGGCATAGAACAGCAGCGAGACGGCGCGGAGGCTGTTGGCCTCCGTGCCATAGTCGAACGACTCGCCGTGGAGCACCATATGGCGATTCAACTTCGAAAAGCCTGGCGCCCTCTGCTTCTCACTGAGCATAACGGCGTGAGGCTCCAGGAACGGCGCCAACATCGCCTGCGAGAGGGCGTTGTCGGCGATCTGATCGACATATGGTGCGACGCCTGTTCTCGTTTCGCCCCGACCCTTCATGAAGAGGTGGTGGGTTGAGATATCCATGCACACGCCGTCGATCTGCGTGAACAGCGTAGGCACTGATACGAAGTACAGCCCCTGACGGTGGGCTTCAAACGCTTGCCTCAGGATCGCAGTGCGAGCCGGGAACTGCTGAATAAGGGCATCCTCAATGCCCGGGAGCCGTGCCCTGAAGTGCGCCAGCAACTGGTTCTCGGCCTCCTGGTGACGACCGTCTGAGTAGGCGCGTGCAATTCTGGCCGGTTCGTCAAACGCCATCTCGTCCGGGTCGAGATACCAGCCTTCGTTCGCAACGACCATCAACGCGTCGCGGTACTCGCCCGGCATCTTGTCCCAAGCCACTATCAGGTCGGCAAGCGACGGCGCCATCTTCACCCACGAGTCGCGGAGATATTCCAACTCAGGACGGAGGGTTTCGAGGGTGTTCCTTACGGCGTTCAGCAGTCCCTGAAGAGCAGCCTTGTTGGCCTGGACGGCGGCGTGGATCCTGTCGGGCACGAGCTTGTCGGGAGGTGGCTGGTTCTGGTCCATGCAGCAATTCTGCGGCATGCGAAGCCACCTAGCGAATCGGCGTGGCAAGCAGAGGCAGGCAGCGCGTACATTCAGGGCCTTCAAAAATCCTGGTGGGCCTATGACAGACCAGCTACCCGCAGCCAATGCTCGCCCCGCGCCTCCGCGGAGCTTGTTCAAGTATTTTTCACCCTCCGGAACTAGATTCTTCGGTAACTGGCATGTTCGGTTCAGCCAACCGGGTGCGATGAATGACCCCTTTGAATTCAGCCCGCACGTTGCCGGTTGGGGAACGGCGGAAGAAGAGGAAGCGCAGGCAGGCAAGGTGTGGGAAGAGAGGATGGTCGAGGCCTACGCCAAGCAACGGCCTGGGTTTCGAGCCCGTGTCAGCCAAGACCAATTTCTCACGAAGCTTCGGCTATCGAAGGCAGCGGACGTCGAACAGGAGTTGAAGGCGATCCGGGGAAAGGCGTATCCCGAGATGGCGAGCGGAGTCACCGACATGGCGAATGCTGGCATCGGAGTGTTCTGCCTGACCGAAGATCCGGCCAATCTCCTGATGTGGTCGCACTACGGCGAGAGCCACACAGGCTTCGTAGTGGAATTCGACACAGCGCACGAGTTTTTTCAGAGCAAGGTCCCGCCCGCCCACGCGAACGCAGACGCGCAGGAGGCCGCGGAATTTGCCGCCGAGTATGGATTCCTTCGTCCGGTGAGCTACTCAGATTCCCGCCCCGCCGTCGTCCTCACGCAAATGAGTTTCGGAATTTTCGAGGTGAAGGGCACTTGCTGGAGCTACGAGCGTGAATGGCGCATGTTCATGCCCCTTAGCTACAGCCAAACTCAATACAGAGGACCTTATCGGTTCCCCCTGCACCTATGGCCAATACCGAAGGCCGCGGTGCGCAGGGTCATTGGTGGCGCCAATGCCACGATGGCTGTTGTCGAGAGCATTCGTCGGCTCGCATCCGACCCAGAGGCGCAGCACATCCAGCTGCAGTCTGCGCAAGTTGATCGAGAGCACTTCAGCATGTCGTTCATCGACCTACCCGCGGCGTAACGCCCCCCTGTAGGGTTTCGTCTTTTAAGCCTGTCTTCCCACACTGCCCCCAAGCAACCGCGCGCGAGTGCAGTTGCGAAGGTCACGACCGAAAGGGCGTGAGTCTCCATAGCAGATGGAGCAGGGCCGTTCAGGTTCTGCACCGGATTGCTGGCCCTTGCGGCCACGGCGATATGTGGCGGGACAGGCATGACGACATCAACCAACGACTTTTTCCAGAACACCGAGATCAACGGCGCACTGACGCCGGAGCAGGCCGCGCAGCTCCTGGAGCTGGGCGAAACGGGCGACACCAGCACCACGCTGGACAACGGTGGCGCGCCCACGACCACCCCCGCATCCGACGCAGCCACCACGACCGTGGTGGACAAGTCCACCGAAGTGACGAACGGCGCAGCAACGACCCCGGCCGTCGCACCCGCTCCAGCACCTGCGCCCGCCGCGGCGCCTGCAGCAGCTCCCGCGACCGAGCACGATGCGTCCAACGCTGTCGTGCTCGCGAAGGATGGAAAGCACACCATCCCCTACGAGAAGCTGGTGCAGGCCCGCGAGGGTGAGCAGCACTGGAAGGCGCAGGCCGAGACCGCGCAGCGCCAGCTCGCTGACCTGCAGGCCCAGGCACAGCAGCGTGCCGATGCCGGCCAGGCGCCCACGAAGACCGACAACCAAGTGGCCGCCGCACAGGCAGCCATCGAACAGGGTGTCGATCCGGGGATCTTCGGAGACTTCTCCGAAGAGGCGCTCGCAAAGGGCATCGGCACGCTGGTGGCCCAGCAGGTGCAGGCCCAGGTGCAAGCGCAAGTCGGAAAGGCGCTTGCGCCGATTCAGCAGCGCCAGCAGCAGACCGCCCAGGAAGCCCACTACTCGGCGATCTACGGCAAGCACCCCGACGCGGACTCCATTGTGGAGAGCGCCGAGCTGCAGGCCTGGATCGGCCAGCACCCCAGCTACATGCAGCCCACGCTGCGTGCCGTACTGGAGAAGGGTTCGACCGAGCAGGTCATCGAGCTGTTCGACAACTTCAAGAAGGGCGGAGCCAGCGCACCCGCACCGGCGCCGGCCCCGGCCTCTGGAAAGAGTCAGACCGCCGCGACCGATCCCAAGGCGGCGGCGCAGGCCGCCATCGCAGCTGCAGCTCCGGCCGTACCCGCATCCCTCTCGGACATTCCGGGCGGTCGTGCGGACGCGCTGTCGCCGCACGAGCGCTTGGCTGCCATGGAAGGCGTCTCGATGGCGGAGGCCATGCAGGGCATGTCGCCCGAGCAGATCGAGGCGTTTCTGAACCGTCAACTGTGAGCCGCGAGGCGCACGAAGAACCACATCACAAGGAGGTCTAGATGACCGCGACCAAAACGCAGATGCAGTATGGCGACCCGAAGGCAATGATCCAGCAAGCCGCTGGTGTCTTCGCCGTCTGCCAGCAGCGCAACACCACGCTCAACCGCCTCACGGGCAAGATGCGCAAGCTCGAAGGCGCCATCGCGACGATCAAGAAGCAGTCGAGCAACCACATGCCCATCGTGCAGGCGCAGGACCTGGGCAAGGGCAAGGGCGACGAGGTGGTCTTCAACCTCATCAACCCCAGCGGCGGCTACCCCATCATGGGCAGCGAGATTGCCCAGGGCAAGGGTGTCGGCGTGAAGCTGTCCGAAGACCGCCTGCGCGTGAACCAGGCCCGCTTCCCCATCGACATGGGCGATGTGATGAGCCAGATCCGCAGCCCTGTGGACCTGCGCCGCGTGGGCCGCCCGCTCGCGCAGCAGAAGATGAACGACTACATCGACCAGTCGATCCTCGTTCACATGGGTGGTGCCCGCGGTTTCCACGACAACATCGAATGGCGGGTTCCGGTTGAGACGCACCCCGGCTTCAAGAAGATCATGGTCAACCGCGTGAAGGCGCCGACCAAGAACCGCCACTTCATGGCAAAGGCCGGCGGCATCGACCAACTCAAGGTCAACGCTGGCGAGGTGGACATCGCTTCGACCGACCTGCTGAAGATGGGAACCGTGGATGCCGTGCGCGCCTACATCGACCAGATCGCGCTGCCGCCGCCCCCGGTGCAGTTCGATGGTGACCAAGCCGCAACCGACAGCCCGCTGCGCGTAATGCTGCTGTCGCCAGCGCAGTACAGCGGCTTCGCGACCGACCCGGCATTCCGCAACTTCCAGGCGGCCGCCAGCGCTCGCGCTCGCCTCGCCAAGGACCACCCGCTGTTCCTCGGCGATGCCGGCCTGTGGCAAGGCATCCTGCTGGTGAAGATGCCGAAGCCAATCCGCTTCTATGCGGGTGACGTTCTGCGCTACTGCGCGGCCTACGACTCGGAAGTGGAGACCGACGCCCTGGTGCCGGCCGCATTTGCCGACAAGTTCGCCATCGACCGAGCCATCCTGCTCGGCGGCCAGGCGCTGGCGCAGGCCTTCGCAGCTTCCGAGCACAGCGGCATGCCGTTCTTCTGGAGCGAAGAGCCCGGTGACCACGGCGACAAGCTGGAACTGCTGATCGGCGCGATCCTGGGCATGTCGAAGATCCGCTTCGCCGTGGACCACGGCGACGAGGTGCAGTTCACCGACCACGGCGTCACGGTGCTCGATACCGCTGTGCCGATCATCAAGCCGCGCGGCTGATGTCCTGGGCCGGGGCAACCCGGCCCGTCTTCCCTCACATCCCAAATTCATAGGAGCCTCACATGGCCACCATCAAACTCAAGGGACTGGGCATCAACCAGTTCGGCGGCATGGCCCCCTACGGCAACGTCACCACGCTGCGCGGCACCCTCGAAACCAACGCTGCCGGCGCTGCCGTGCGCTCGAATTCGGACGCGCCGCTCGGCGTGGGCGACAAGGTGTATCTGCAGACTCTGCCGGCGGGCTTCCGTCTGGAAGATTCGCAGGTCATTGTGTCCACCGCGCTGACTGCGGCCGTCACCGGTTCGCTCGGCTTCGAGTACATCGACGGCGTGGACAGCCCCGAGGTGCCGCAGGACGCAGCGTACTTCGGCGCCGGCCTGGTGCTCAACGCCACGGGCCGCCTCCGCAACGCAGTCGCCAAGGCCCCGGTGACGCTCGCCAAGGAAGCGTTCCTGGTGCTGACCATCGCCGGCGCGGCCAATGCCAAGGCCGGCCGCGTGGACGTGATCGTGCACGGCGAGCGCCTGGGCGCGCAGTAAACCGGATGGGGGAGGGCGGCAACGCCTTCCCCCGATGGCAACCCCCCGAGGACACCACATGACCACTTCGAACCCTGGCGTGCCCGTGAAGTACACCGGCCGCGAAACGCCGTTCATCGACCGCCTGTACGGCTCCAGCTTGCCCTTCAATCCGGGCCAGACCCGTGTGGTCACCGACCTCGAACTGGCCGCCAAGCTGCTGCGCCACGAGGATGTGTTCACGCGCGGCGAGGACAGCGCGCCGGCACCCGAGCCGACGAAGCCCGAGGGCGACGACACCGCCGCTCTTCTGAAGGACGCGGACAAGAACAAGAAGGCGCTGCAGGAGACGGAGAACCGTCGCATGGATCTGGTGGAATCGCTGAACGCGATGGACAAGGACGCCCTGCAGGCGTTCGCGCTGGAGAAGTTCAGCCAGAAGGTGCCCAAGAACCTGAGCGTGGACAACATGCGCGCGAAGGTGGTGGAGCTGCTCGACCAATTCGGCGCGCCCTGATCCATGACGCTTCAGCAGCTCATCCGCCGTTTCCGTGTGCTTGCTCGCGACACCGTTGCGCCCTACCTGTGGGCTGATGAGGACGTGCGCGACTGGTTCAACGATGCGCAGGCCCAGGCCGCGGTGCGCGCGCGGCTGCTGCTCGAAGACTCGCTTCCGGCGGTGTGCCAGATCGTGATGGAGGCTGGCCGCCACACCTACCCGCTGCACGCCAGCCTCTACGAGCTGACGAACCTGCATTTGGTGGACGCGGTGCCAGAGCCTGTGGAGCTGAAGCTGGTGTCGCGTGGCTGGCTAGACCGCGAGGCACCGGGCTGGCGTGTGGGCGAAGGGGTGCCGGCTGGAGAGCTGCGCTACGCCCTGCAAGGCGACACCACGTTGCGACTGGTGAACACGCCGACCGCGGCCGGTACGCTGTTCATCGAGGGTTACCGCCTCCCGCTCGCCACGATGACGGCGAACGACGATGTGCCCGAGATCCACAAGGCGCACCACGAGAAGCTGATTCAGTGGCCGCTGCATCGCGCATTCAGCATCCCGGACTCGCAGGCATTCGACCCCAACCGAGCTGCGATTGCCGAGGGCGAATTCACCGCCTACTTCGGCCCCATGCCTGACGCCGACATGCGGCGCATCACCCGCGAGGACACCGACCAGACGACGGTGGTGTACCCACTATGAACCAGCCCAAGAAGCTGCACATCGAATTGCGCGTGGGGGAGACCTTCACGATCAACGGCGCCACGGTCACGCTCGCCGAAAAGTCCGGCCAGCGCGCTCGCCTTGTGGTGCTGGCCGACGCCAGCGTGGCTATCGACCGACCGGGCCGCAAGGCCCAAACCCAACCCAGCGCGCAGGAGTGCGCTTCTTTGCCCATTGCGAAGGAGCACACCCATGGCAAACACGCTCTATGACGCTGCGCGTCAGCGTTTCCTCGAAGGCCAGTTCAACTGGCTGACCGACACCATCAAGATCATCTTGGTGGACACCGGCGCGTACACGCCGCAGACGGCCATCCACCAGTATCTGTCCGACATCCCGACCTCGGCGCGCATCGCCGGGCCGGTGACGCTGACGGCGAAGACCACTACGGGTGGCGCGGCCGACGGCGCGGACGTGACCTTCACTGCGGTGTCGGGCGCCAGCATCGAGGCCATCGTGATCTATCGCGACACCGGCACCGAGTCCACCTCGCCGCTGATCGCCTACATCGACACGGCCACCGGCCTGCCCATCACGCCCAACGGCGGCGACATCATCGTCACCTGGGACAACGGCACCAACAAGATCTTCAAGGTCTGAAGACCGGGAGCGCAGGAGTGCAAGACACGCAATTTGCCGCGGCCGAGCCGCAGAAGCCGGCGCCGCAGCGCGTCGGCGTGGAGGGCATCGCCCCAAAGCCCATTGAGCTCACGCCGGCGTCGCCCGTCGCTATCGACTGGCGCAAGGTCGGCGCGCTGCCGCCGTTCCAGATGTTCGTGCACGAGCTGGCACCTTGCCCGCCAAACCGCGACACCCAGCAATGGGCCATCGACTACGCGCTGCGCTACGCGGGCCAGCGTGGCAACGATGCGCTTTTGCGTGAGTACACCGACTGGCACACCGCGAAGGGCTACTGGGCCAATGAAACGCCCTTTGGCGAATTGAAGGAATAGAAGATGGGAACCGCTCGAAACAGCGTGCGAGCACGCGATGCGATCTTCGGCTCGCTGGACTCTATTGCGTTGGCGCACAACACGGTGCACAACACCATCGTCGCCTCCGGGATGCAGCAGGTGCCTGCTGCGAGCTTCGCGGGGCAGGCTGGAACCTTCGTCGCTGGCGCACCTGCTGCTGGCGAAACTGCAGTGACCTCCGCGACAGTGAGCGGCTTCAACGCGGATGGCTACAAGCTCTACAAGCACCCGTCACTGGAACTGTACCTTCAAGTTTTCTTCCGGCAGGCCCAAGTGAGTACGTCAAGCCGCCATGCGTACTGGCATTGCCGAATTGGAATGGAGCTGTTGGGTGGGGTTCTTACATCAAACAAGCTGAGCGAGAGCATTCTCAGCGCTACCCAACAGACAACCTACCAGTGGTCGGCAAACATCGTTCCCATCACCGAGACACCGATTTCCGCGAGCTGCGGCGCAGACCATTTTTGGATTCACCATTCAAAGAGCTACCTGACGGCTTTATCCGGAAACCAGGCCACCTACCCGGACAGCGGATCGCTGTTCACCCTTGGCATCTTTCGCAGCGATGTTGCGAACAATGTGTTCTTGGTTGCCACTTCCCCCGAAACGATAGCGAGTTCATCGGTCTATGGGGTTTCGCTGGCGGACACAAGCTTGATTGGTACGAGGTACTGGACTTGCGCTGCTGGTATTTGGGCAACCCAGTTGCAGACCAGCGCGGGGTTTGTCTTCGACCCTCAGGCGAGCACCACCAGCGAAGGCGTTCGCATTGTCCGAGCCTCGAAGATTCTCGATGGGAAGCGGCACCGCTTCAATCTTGGGTTCATGGTGCGCAATGGTGGCGTGGATGACACGCTGATTACGTTCGATCTCGATGGCGGCGGGCAGCGGGTTTTCCGAACCTGTTTCGGCTTAGGTCCATGCAGCCCGTGCTATTACCGGATGCCTGCGGATTCGTATTCCGTGCCGCTGTTGCCGTGGGGTTAAGCCATGCCATACGTGATCGACGCGATGGAAGAAGCCCGCTTCGGGTGGAAGCGCGAATACGTGCCCTTCATGCTGCCGAGCGTGGGCGCGGGCTATCTGGCGGGCGAGGCGCCGGGCGGCACTACGACCGTCGATGGAGTGCCAAAAAGTGCAACCGTTCGCGTGCTGTATAGGCCCGCCGCAGGGACTGATGGCGACGGTGCAGTGGTTGCCGAGGTTGTGTCTGCCGCCGATGGCACTTGGCGCGTGGATGGCCTCAATCCGGGCTTGAAATTCGATGTCGTTGGGCGCAAGAACGGGCACAACGACGTGATCGTTGCGAATGTCTCGCCGAGCACCTAGGAGCCAAGCATGGCGACAGCTTTCAAGTTCTACAGGCTGAAGTTCACGAAGAACTCAAGCGCCGATCTGCGCTACTACTGCGTGGCGGATTGGTCGATGTTCGAGGCAGCTGACGCAACCGGACTGGACGTGATGCGCAGCGGCACCATGTCCTCGAACGGGATCTACCAGTCCTTCGTGCCGGCCAACGCCAATGACGGCAATGCGGCCACCTATTGGGAATCGGACAACCGCGTGGTGGCGGGCACTCCGTCGCTGCTGACCGTGGAGCTGCCTGCTCCCGTGGTCGTGCGGTCCCTGCGTCTCGTTTCGACCGCGCAGCCGTTGGAATATCCGCGCGACTTCGAGTTGCAAGGCTCGAACGACGGGAGTGCGTGGACAACCATAGTCTCGTTCGTGGACTTCATGGTCACAGGCGGCCCGACCACGAAGATGAGCACGATCTGGACGCAAGTGCGTGGCACGTCGCGTCTGGAAGGCGGCGTGGCCGCAACCCGCGTGCTGATTCAGAACTGGGCCACCGGTGCTCTTTTGGCTTCGCTGACTCCGGCGACCAATGGCACCTGGTCGTGGCCGGCGCCGAGCGTTGATCAGGTGCTGGTCACGCATCTGGGGCCCTCCGGGTATCGCCCAATCGCTGACGGCCCGATCACCCCTGTGGAGGTCTGATCCATGGGGTACGGACCACCTACCGGCATGCGCGCCGGGCGACTGCTCACCGCCGGTTATGTGGTGCCGGCGGCGAACCTGGTGAACGCCGACCTGCCGGGCGGCGACGCCTACGTGGCCGGCGCCGGGTATCTGGCCGGCACCTATCCAGCTGGCATCACGAAGATCGAGGGCGTGCCCGGCTCGGCGGAGATCCGTGTGCTGCTTCGGACGGTCACGGGCGCGATGGGCGATGGGATGTTGGTTGCGTCGGTGATGTCCGGCGTTGATGGCACTTGGCGCATCGACGGACTGAGCACGGCCTTGCGATTCGACGTGGTGTGCCGGCATGACGGCTACAACGACATGATCTTGGCCAACGTCTCGCCAAAGGCTATGTGAGCGGGTAGCGCATGCCCTATACCCCGCCAGCGTCGGACGCACTCACGTTCAATTTTGTGGGGCCGGGGTATGTCGCGCCGGATGGTGCGGCGGCCGCGTTCAACTTTGTCGACCGTCCCCCGTATCAGCCTCCGCTGGGCAAGAACGTAGCACTCGATTTCGGGCCGTCGGGCTACGTTCCGCCCGCGGGCAGAGTTGTCGGCCTTGAGTTCGTTCAGGACGAAGGCCCAGGCGGAGATACCCAGTACCTGTTTCCCGCGACCATCGCCGAGGCGCCGGCTGGTGTGCCTGCCGTGCGCAACGGACGTGAGTTCGTTCGGCCGACGGGCTCTGCGTTCCAGGCGTTCGGTGTTGCCACTGCATGGAGGTATCACACCTACGTTGCAGTGGCTGGGTTCAACGCTTCGGCATTCGGCGCGACCAACGCGCAGCTGAAGCACCGTCCGGTGGTGCCGGTCGGCTTCGACGCGATGGCCGGCGGCAACCCGACCATCATCAACCGCAACCGCTACATCGCGGCTGGGAACATCGTGCCGCCAGGATTGGGCACGAACTCGACAGTCTGGCTCTACACGCGCTACCTGCTGCCGACCGGGCTGGTGGCCACCAGCATTTCCAGCACGAACCGCGTCAGTCACGACCGGCAGTACGTGCAACTCGCCGCAGGCATTCCAACACCGGGCTTCGGCACAGCCTGGATCAGCCAGGGCACGCGCGTGCTGGCGCCGGCGGGCGCTTTCCTCGATGCCGTGGCCCGGCCGAACGTGGGTGGCACGCGGTTCCTCTCGCCGCTGGGGTGGGACTCGTTGGCCTTCGGCACGCGCATCGTCCCCGTCTCGCAGACGGTGGCGCCGCAGGGCTTCCGCGAAGTGTGGGGCGCGACGACGATCAAGAACTACCTGACCTTCGTGCAGCCGCCTGGCTTCGAGACGAACGTGCAGGAGCAGTACCGCTGGGGGCGCGCCCAGGCCTACAACCTGCGCCAGTTCGTGCTGCAGGCCTACGACCCGAACGACGGGCTGAACCCGCCCGCGTGGTCGCAGTGGACCGCCATCGAGAACAGGAACAAGACGGTCGCGACCTTCAGCACGGCGCCGCCGCGGCCGGGCGAGCCGCTGATCTACAACAACGCGCGGGTGATCGCGCCGGCGGGCATGACCCCACCTGGTTTCCCGGGCACCACGCCCGCCGGCCTGGTGGCCTACGGCGTGCGGCGCTTCCCGATGGACGGCATCGAGCCGCCGCCGGTGCTCAGCTGGACCGCGGTCTACAACGCCGCGCGGGTGCTCGCGCCCGCTGGTGCTGGTGCGCAGTTGTTCGGCACGGCCGCGCTGGAGAACACGCGGCGCTACTACCAGCGCATCGGTGGCATCGACTCCGCGGCGTTCGGCGTCGCCTTCATCGACTTCGCCATTCGGACGGTGGCACTAGAGCCGCGGTATGCCATCCAGCCGCCCGACGTCCCGCTGCCAGAGGTCAAGCTGTACACACGCTACGTCGATCCGAAGGGCGATGACATGGTGCGCCTTGGCCTGGCCGCGCTGTCCATCCACTTCAACATCGTGGCGCCGAAGTGGGCGCACCAGGACATCTTCGGCGAGCCGCGCGTGCACAACGTGACACCGGAGATGCGCGGCTACGGATGGAACGCAGAGGAGTTCGGGGACGCCTTCGTTCGCCTGCAGTTTCGGCCGGTGGGGCCTGATGGCAACAGCATGCAGCTGTTCGGCCAGGCCAAGATCGCGGACCGGAAGCAGAGCATCGCGGTGCCGGGTAACAATTTCATGCGCATCGGCGACAAGCTGGTGGTGACCCGGACCGGCGCGCCGCCGTACTCGCCGCAGTGGATTATTCAGGATGGCGAACCGGTGGACTCGTTGAGCGCATTCGGCAAGCCGGGGCTCAATCAGTACGTCCTGTACCCCCTCGGCATTGACGCGCTGAAGGTCGGCGACGCCACGGTTCGCAGCAACGGAATCATGGTCGATGCCGGCATCAAGGTGGACGGCTACGGCGTGCCGACCGTCGGCCTGAAGAGGCGGGTGCTCACGGTTCAGGAGTGGCCGGGCGCCGAGGTGTTCGAACCTTCCCCTGCGCGCGTCACGCCGCACACGATCTGGGCCGTGGTGGAGGCGCCGGCTCAAGCCATCCGCAACCACGGCGCAACCAACCTGCACTACGTCGGCCAGACGGTGGAGTACGGGCCGGGCGCGCGCTTCGGGCGGCATTCCGTTCGTACCTACCGTGGAGTCCTGGAACCTTACTCGTTGGGCAACACCGCGCAGGTCGGCTCCGCGTCCGTGCAACTGCACCGCCGCTACCTGGAGCCGGCTGGCATTCAGGCCTATCGCATGGGCTGGGTCATTTTGGGAGACGGCACGCAGTTCGTGAAGCAGTACGGGGCGGCCGACATGCAGGTGCTCGGGCAGCCAAGCGTTGCCCGCGGGCCATATCTCGGCCCCGAGACCGTGAAGCCGGTGGGCTTGGCGCCGCCGGACTTCGGCGTGACGTGGATCTCACTGCTGCACAGGAGCTTCCACCTTGTGGGGTTCAACGCCCTGGGTATGGGCTCTTCGCGCGGCGAACCGCCGTACCAGTGGCAGTCGCTGCACGTCGGACCGCCTATGCCCACCATCCCCGGCGGCTTCGACGCTCAGCGCTTCGGCGTGACGTGGATCTCGCTGCGCATTCGTGGGCTGGAGCCAGGCGGCTTCGACAGCATGTTGAGCGAGTACGACCCAGAGCACTTCGCCGAGCGCATGCGTGTCCGCAATGCCTATGTCCCGCCTGGCCCGGCGCCGCGCACACTGGCGCCTGTAGGTGTGGACCTGCCGGACATGGGCGTGCCCAATGCCAAGCCCGCAGTGCACTACATCCGCCCGGATGGCAACGCGGACCAGTACCGAAAAGGAGCCTTCTGATGGCAGACATTGCCCTGATGCCGCTGGCCGGCATGAACGTGGTGGCGGAGGACGCGGCCCTGCAGCGCGGCGGAGACAGCCCGCGGCTGTTCGTGCGCGATGCGGTGAACGTAAACGTTTCACCTGCCGGCCAGCCCTCGCTGCGAGCGGGCACGCGGCGCGTGACCGCCATCCGCTACCGCGATCTGTGGCAGAGCCCGCTGCACCGTGACACCTTCGGCACGCTCGCCGGCCAGTGGGTGAAGATCGATCCGATGACCTGGATCAGCGAAGCGCTCCTGGCGGTCGGCGATGGCGACGTGTCGCACGCGGTGCTGAACACCCTGGTGTGCGTCGCGGCGCCGGCGGGCATCTTCACGTTCGACGGTGCGCGCGCGGCGCGCTTGACGCTGGACACGCCGGCCGCGCCGCTGGTGGTGGCCGGTGCCGGTTCGATGAGCGCGGGCACCTATGGTGCTGCCGTGGCGTGGCTGCGCGGCGCGTTGGAGTCGGCGCCGTCGGCCATCAGCTTCACCGAACTTGGCGAGGGCGGTGCGTTGGAGATCACGCCGCCGCTCTGCTTGGATCCGAGCGTGACGGGCATGCGGCTGTACCTGACGCGGCCCAACGGGGGCGAGTTGGCGCGCGCCGGAGACCACGCAGTGAGCGGCGCCACCATGTCGGTGCCCCGGCTTCCGGAGCTGGGCCGGCCGCCGCAGTTCCTCAACCTCTCTCCCATGCCGACGGGCAAGTACCTCAAATACTGGCGCGGCCGCCTGCTGACGGCCAGAGCCAACGTTCTGCGCTTCTCCGAGGCGCTTGCCTACCACCTGCACAACGAGCGCCATGGCTTCGTCCAGATGCCGCAGCGCATCACCTTCGTGCAGCCGGTGGACGGCGGCATCTGGGTCGGCCAAGTCGATCATGTTGCCTTCTTGGAGGGCGCGGCGCCCGAGGCCCTGAACATGGTGCGCAAGACCGCCCGGGCGCCGGTGCCGGGGAGCGCCATCCTGGTCGATTCGGACACGGTGGGAAGCGACCTGTCGCAAGGTGGCGGCGGCACTGCGATCTGGCTGGCGGAGAACGGCTATGTGGCCGGCACGCATTCAGGGCAGGTGGTTGAGGTGCAGGCCGGCGTGATGAGCGGCATCGCCGCGCGCGGCGGCACCTCTGTAGTGTTTGATCGGCGGCTGCTGACCGCTGTAGTCTGAGACTTTCCCGCATCTGCGGGCTTTCCAACCGGTGCGCAGGAGTGCGCCATAGGACTTCCACAGGAGCTTCCTATGACTCTGCGCAACGAGCTGGCCGCGGCCATTCACAAAGAACAATTCGATGTCAGCGAAGGCGGCATCTACTTTCCGCGCCAGGGCGTGCTGGCCCGCGGCGAATACTTCGACCGCGTGAACGGCGGCGCGTGGTCGCGCACGCCGAACCTGATCGTCACCGAAGGCCTGGCGCATATCTTGAACGTCGCGCTGGGCAGTACGCCAAAGCCCGCGGGCTACTTCCTGGCGCTGTTCAGCGGCGCGGCCGCGCCGGTCGCGAACTGGACCGCGGCGAACTTCGCAGCTGTCGCGTCGGAGATCGTCAGCCTGACCGAGGGCTACACGAGCCCGACCCGGCCGGCCTGGACCTCTGCCAACACCAACACCGGGTCCATCGACAACATGGCGGCCGTGGCGAGCGTGACCATCGCTACCGCAGCGCAGCTCAACGTTACCGGCGCCGCGATCCTGACGAACAACGCCAAGGGCGGCACCACCGGCGCGCTGGTGTCGGCGACGAAGTACGCTGCCGCGCGCGTTTTCCAGAACGCCGACGTGTACGACATTGGCTACCGCCTGAGCCTGACCGTCTAAGCATGCTGTCGCCGCGCCCATACGGGCGCTTCGCCGAACAGGCCGAGCTGTCCCACGATGATGCCGCCGCCGTAGAGCGGCTGGCCCGGACCGTGACCAACTTCAAACAGCTGTCGAACCTCGACAGCATGAAGCGCGTCATGGACCTGCCCAGCGGCCGCCAGGCGGTGGCCATCGACATGGGCGGCGTGTTCCGCATCCTGGTCCTGGAACGGTACGAGAACCCCGAACACCAGCTCAACGGCTTGGCCGAGACGAACATTCCAATGCTGTTTTCGGGCGTGGTCACGAAGGCCCAGGTGCTTGAAGGGGAGGGCGTGGGCATCAAGCTGACGGAGCAGGCGCGCCGGCGCTTGGCGGCCTATTCGGAGGACGCTGACGCGCTGCCTCCGAAAGATGTGGCGCTGCAGCGCTTTCGGATCGAGTACGCCCCGGCGTTCGAGTATTTCAAGCCGGAGAACACCGGCATCTACACCTTCACGCAGTTCGTGAAGCACCGGCCGACCTGGTACAGCGGTGCTATGTCCGAGGTGATGCAGGTGGTCGGCGGGTATGGCCGGCAGGTGCTCGCCGACCTGCCGGATGACCCCATCGAGCGGGCACGCATGCTGGTTCCTGAGCGCTTCATGCGTGACGTTCGCTCACAGCTTGGCAACGTCCGTCTTCCAGGCTACACGGGCTTTCCCGACAAGAAGGGACAGTTCCTCTGCGACTACAAGGCCTCGAAGTGCAATGCCGTGGCGTTCGATACCGACGGCGCTCCGTGGCTGCTGCAGATCGGTGCGCGTGGCGTCTTCGCCATGCCGCTGCCCGTGGTCCCCGCGACGACGACGGCGGCATTTCGCAAGTACGTCGAACAGAAAGGGGATGGGGAGATCCTGAAATTGTTGGACCGATTCGGCGGCATGCCGACAGGAGAGGCGTTTCCCGAAGTGATGGAGGACTTCGAGGCATGGCGCCGCGCTGGCGTGATCGTGAAGGTGTGCGACTGCGCAGACTTTTACGCCCACAGCGCCTTCTACTCGGCCAGCGGATGGTCGCTGAACAGCCGAGGAAGCGAGGGCTTCAATACGTGCTGGAGCCGGAATGCCGCGGGCCTCCTGCAGGGGCACGCTTACAAGATGAAGCTGCGCCTGGATGCTGCCACGAACCGAGGGATGCTCAAGAACAGTTGGGAGTTCCAAGACCAAGAATCTGCGGATCGAGTCAATGCCTACCTGACAGGCGTCTTCAACGCGTTGACCGGAAGCTCGGCGCGGTCGTTGGCGATCAAGTACAAGGTGCGCCGCGCATCCGCGGCGGCCGTTCTCGCGCGCGCCGCCGCTGCGACCGGTTCCGATCTGGAGTATTGGGACAGGCTCGAAATGCCACCGATTGCCTCGCACGGCGGCAATGTCGCGCGCGTGGGCAGCGGGCCTCTCTACTGGCCGGGCAAGAACCCAAAGTCCATGGGGCGCCTCAAATTTCCTGAGCAAAGCGGAAAGGGGTGCGAATCGTTTGTGATGATCTCCGAGGACTATGCGGGACCGGCCGTGAAGTGCGACACCATCGTGTTCGGCTGCTATGTCGATGACGAACTGCAGGTTGTGAAGTATTTCTATGACGAGCGCAAGTTCCAGGAAAAGGAGCAGACCACCTTCGAGAAGTACATGATCGTCGGGCAGTGGGAGAAGACTGTAACCACCGGGCTCTCCGGCTTGATGGGCTACTTCTACACCTCGGCGTTCGATGACCGGCAGGAGGCGCCACCCGTCACCACCACCACGAACGTCACGGGGACCGACATGGGCTACGGGCAGCCGGCATTTGCCACGCCCCCGATCTTGTACTGCGTTGGCTCGCTCTCCCGCGCTCGCTACTACATGCACCGCACCAAGGTGAAGAGCACGTCGGGCTTCGGCATCGATGTGGCTGCTTGCGTGCCGGTGTTCGAGCGTGACTGCATCCTCTATCCCTACACGGACAGCACTTCGGGCCGGTCCGAGTCCGAGAAGACTGAGCAGTTCGCGATGGCGGACCCGACCTCGTACCAGCTGTGGTGCTACGACAACCTGTTCCACTGGATGGGCCAGACGGACAACCACAACAAGGGGTTTCCGCCATCGAAGGACGGTGTGCCCGTCTACATCGACACGCTGGTGTATTCGCCGACGGAGTTGAGCGACTATGCCGACAGCGGCAATTGGTACAACCTGCCGCCGGGTGGCTTCCTTGATGTGACCGCCATCTGCGGCCCGTACACCTCGCGCTCGTCGGGCACGCAGCATGCCGGGGGTGTCGTCATCGGTGGCGAGGCGCCGGGTTTCGAGCCCTTTTCGAGCCTCAAGGAATACCCCGCGGAGTCTTCTGGGCGCCTGAGCGTGAGCATGAAGGCGGCCGGATCCACCATCGCGCAGCGCGACATTCCCCATTCTTGGTACTTCGGCTTTTCGCCGGAGGACGACACCTACTTCTACCGCGATGCCATCCACATCGCCATCGGTGATGCCAGCTACGCCAGCATCTACGAACAGGACCAGAACAAGCTACGGCGGCGCTGGGGGCACACCTCTCTCGCTGACCACGAGACCGCTCACCATTTCGTAGGAGTCATCAATGAGTAACTATCGCGACGACAGCCAGGACACGGCGGTCGCCAGCGACTCCACCTGGATTCGCTTGACGGCCATCACAGAGGACGCCGCAAAGATCGTCAGCTTGGTGCTATTCGGGCTGCTGGCTATCCATACCGACAGCGCGACGGCGAGCGATGAGGAATCCGGCAGCACGCGCTACATCGCGCATGAGCAGGTGTTCGCCAGCGACGCAGTGTTGGATGGGCTGCGCGCGCGAGATGTTGTCAGCGAGTCGGTAGCGGTGGGCGAGCGGTTGACCGAGCGCCTGCGGGTGCTTCATCTGGACTCGGCCGCTGCCGCGGATTCCGTCATCGACCGGGCGGGCGCGCTTGTCGCCGACACCGCGCGCATCAGCGACGAAGCGCTGGGCCAGCGGCGCGTGCGCACACTGGTCATCGATGCGGCGAAGATCTACGATTTCAGCGGGCAGTTTGCCTCTGTGATGGTGGTGGACCAGGCGGTCGCGTCCGACTGGGCTGGCGGTCGTGTGCACGCGCAATCGCTTGCGGTGGACACCGCAGTGCTCGCCGATGAGACGTTTGACGCGCGCCAAGCTGCTGCGGCCATGGTGATCGAGCGCGTGGGCATCACCTCTGCGGTGCTGGACCACCTGCACGCGCGAGACTTGGTGATCGACGTTGCAGTGGCGGAGGGCGGGCCGATGGGCGAGGGCGCCGGCCAGGCCTGGACGGCGAACACCGAAACCTGGGCCATGAGTCGATATGCGCCGTACACCTTCACCAGCGTAGCGGTGATCGACGGCGTGCTCTACGGCGTCGCCGAAGACGGCGTGCACGCGCTGGACGGCGGCACCGACCCCATCACCGGACGCGTTGCCACCGGCAAGCTGGACATCGGGCAGGGCGTGCTGGTGCACCCGCTCGCAGCCTACCTTGAATACGAGCTGGATGGCACTGCCAAAATGGATGTGACCACCACGCAGAGCGGCACAGCCGAGACGTACGGCTACCCCTTGGCCGAAGAGCCAGCCGGCGAGCTGACCAACGGGCGATTCATCTTCGGCCGCGGACTCCGTGGCCGCCATTTCAGCTTCGTGCTGCGCCTCATCGGGCAGCGCGCCTTGGTCAACGATTTGCGCGTCGAAACGGCGCCCACGAAAAGGAGAGTGTGATGGGTATCGCACCTGACAGCATCCTCGGCCAGGCGGTCGAAATCGTCACAGACAAGATCAACGACCTGGACACGCTGGCGCAGCGCTACAGCTCGCAATTGAGCGCAGCGCTGGCGCAGATCGGTGCCATCGAGGTGGCCGACGTGCCGGCCCCGACGCGCCCCGCCGCGCCCGTTGCCACTCCGCCGCCGGTGCAGCTCGGCGATGCACCGACTTTCTCGCCGCCCGCTTTGCAGCTGCCGAACCTCCCGGACGGAATCAACATCGATGACCTGTTGAGTGATCTGGATGTGGGCGACATGGACGACTTGCCCGCGCCGCCAACCGCGATCCCAATCAACATCCCCGACGCCCCGGCCATGGCCGACATTCCGGCGCCGGCGCGGCCAGCCATCGACACCAATGTGGTAATCCCGGACGCGCCGACCATCACCATGCCGGACATGGAGGCGCTGGAGCAAATCCGGCTGCCGGACTTCGTGTTTCCGGAGCTGCCGAACTTCGACGCCGTGGCGCCGGACGCCAGCGGCATCACCGTGCCGAACGTCTTCATCAACTGGAGCGAGCCGGCTTACGCATCGGAGCTGCTGGACGAGCTGCAGGCCAAGGTGAAGGGGATGATGGCGGGCGGGACCGGGCTGCCTGCGCCCATCGAGGATGCACTGTTCGCGCGCACACGCGAGCGCAACAGCGCCGAGACCCAGCGCGCGGTGCAGGAGGCCGTGGACACCTGGGCAGCGCGCAACTTCTCGATGCCGCCAGGCATGCTGGTAAAGCAGGCGGACGTGATCCGTGAGCAGGGGCGCCTCAAGGCCGCCGAGCTGAACCGAGATGTCCTTGTGCAGGCTGCGCAATGGGAGATCGAGAACATCCGTTTCGCGGTGCAGCAGGGCATGGCGCTGGAGCAGCTGACGGAGAACCTGCACCAGAACATGGCGAAGCGCCTGTTCGAGGTGGCGCGCTTTCAGGCCGAAAGTCAGATCAACGTGTTCAACGCGCAGATCAGCCTCTTCAACGCGCAGAACGCCGCCTTCCAGACGCTCGCGCAGGTCTACCGGACCAAGCTGGACGCGGCTGTCTCCAAGCTCACGGCGTATAAGACCGCCGTGGAGGGGCAGGTGGCCCTGGGACAGATCAACCAGCAGCGCGTGGAGGTGTTCAAGGCCAAACTGGAGGCAGTGCAGTCGAACGTCGAGGTCTACAAGGCCCTGATGCAGGGTGCTTCGGTGCGCGCCGACACCCTCAAGAACCAGTTCGATGCCTATCGCGCGGATGTGCAGGCATACGCCGAGCAGATCGGCGCCGAGAAGGTGAAGTTCGATGCGTACGAGGCGCGCGTGAAGGGTGAGGCGGCCAAGGCCAACGTGCTGGATTCGCAGGCCCGCGCGTACGCATCGACCATTCAAGGCCTGGCGAACAAGGCCGAGATCAAGGTCAAGGGCGCGCAGATCAAGATGGAAGCCGCGCGCACAAAGGTGTCGAAGTTCCTGGCTGACGTGGACGCTTTCAAGGCGACGCTCCAAGCGAGCCTGAGCGCGGTGCAGTATTCGACATCGGCATTCCAGGCGCAGGTGGAAGCCTGGCGCGCGAAGGCAGGCGCCACGGTGGCCGACGCGGAGATGCAGTCGCGCTTCTCGGACATGAACACGCGCACCAACATCGCGTATGCCGAGATGCAGATGAGCGAGTACACCGCGAAGATGCAGAACGCTGTCCAGCAGGCGCAGATTGCGCTGGAGGCCGCCAAGGCACTGGGCCAGTTCACGGCACAGCTCGCGGCCGGCGCGATGTCCGCGGCGCACGTCTCCGCCAGCGTCAGTGGCTCCGGCAGCGCCAGTTCGTCCGACAGCCGTAGCGAAAGCACTTCGACCAGCTACAACTACCAGTATTAAACGCGTGGGGTTGACCCCCTGTGGGGTTGGCTACTTGGCGGCCTGATGCGGAAGATGACCCGTATCAGGCCGTTTTTCCGAGGGCACCCCTATGCATGGATTCAAGAAGGGCGCCAAGCCCAAAGTTCAACGGTTGGCCGACGGTGGCAAGGTCCGCGGACCCGGCACCGGCACGTCCGACGACATCGAGGCTGAAGTGCCTGCCGGCAGCTACATCATGCCGGCCGATTCGACTGCCGAGGTTGGTGAGGACAACCTCGCCGGTCTGGGGGCGCCAGTTCCTGTGAACCTGAGCAATGGCGAATACCAACTGCCTCCGGAGCAGGTGCACGCCATCGGCGTTCGGGCGCTGGATGAGATGAAGGCGGCCACGCATGCTCCCGTCGCCGAGCAGCGCCATGATGACCTGTCCGACCTGTTTTTCGCGAACGGTGGCGTCGTTCCTGACGACGAGACCCGCCGCGACCCGCTTGCCCAGACCCAGGGGGCTGCGTTTGGTGTATTCCGCCGGGAACCCACTGCAGGCTCTCGTGGCGGAATGATGCAGCCCTACGTGGCGACGGGTCCTTCGACGTTCGAGCCTGCGACCGTGCAGCAGGGATCGGGGCGCCTCAATGCGGAGACCGACCCTCGCTCTCTCAGCTACAACCCCAGCGCGGCTGTGCCTGGCATTGCACGCCCATACGCCGGCGTGGGTGAGGGTTGGGGAGCTGGCGCCCGCGCAGCTGCCGCCGCTCCTGCGCCCACGCCGGCTCCCGCTCCGGCCGCGGTGATCCCGACCCCGGTATCCGCCACCGAGGCGCCCGGCGCGCAGCAGGTGATGCCCGGCGTCTACCGGCAAGGGAATAGCTACGCGGATAGCCGCGAAGGTGCGGTCGCAGGGTTCATGCCTCGCAGTGCGCCGACCGCGCAAAACGATGCGGCCGCGCAGTCGCTGTCCGATCGCTATGCCGCCGAGTCCGCGGCACAGGCCGCGGGCGGCGTGCCCGCGGGATTCCGCCCGGGTGGCGGCTTGAGTGTCTTCGCAGACACGTCGCGAGCGGACCGCGAACGCAGCGCCGTGATGAGCGCGGCACTTTCTCCGATGCCGGGCTCCCGCAATGGCCAGTTGACAGCTAACCAGATCCGCACGGCGCAGGGCATGCTGGAAGGTGAGCGCCGCGACGACACCACGCGCTACACATCCGACCAGCAGCGAGAGATTGCGCAGATGCGCGAAGCGGGTGACACGCAGCGTGCTGCAGCGAGCACTGCGATTGCACAGGGCCGCCTCAACCTCGAAGGCACGGCGCAAGGTTTTCAGACCCGCTCGGCGCAGCGCCTAGAGCGCCTACAGCAGCAGTACGAGGCGGCCAAGCCGGCGGAGCGCTCTGCCATCGCACAGCAGATTCGCGACTTCCAGGGCAAGGAGAACCCGAACCGTTTCACGGTGGTGCCCGGCGGACAGGAGTGGGACCAGCAGGCAATGGCCATGCGCAACGTGCCATCGCGCGTCCTCAATAACCAAACCGGCGAGTTCATGCAGGCCCCTGGCGCTGGCGCGCCGCAGGCCGCCCGCGCCGTCGGATCAACCTCCACCGTGAATGGCAAGACCGCCGTGTGGGATGGCAGCAAGTGGGTTCCCCGCTAAAGGCAAAAAATGGCTGAAAAGATCGACTGGGATAAGGGTTCCATCACGCCGCCGGCGGACAGTGCTCCCACGGATTGGGAGCGCGGCCAGATCAAGCCGCCGAACGATGACGGCTCGCTCGCGCGCGGTTTCAAGACCGCGATGCGCCAGATTCCACAGACCATCGGCGGCACCATCGGCTTGGTCGGTGATGCAGTGGGCTCGGATGCCGTGCGCAACTACGGCATGGACATCTACAACCGGCAGACGGAGCAGATCAAGGACCTGTCGAGAGATAGTGATTCGTTCTCCAACGTGCTGAAGGGCGAGGCCGATCCGACTGAGTTCCTCAAGTACGGCGCCGGCTACGTGGGCGGGCAAGCGCTGACCGCGCTGGGCACTGGCGGTGTGGGCGGCTTCGTCGGTAAGAAGATCGCGCAGCGCGGCATCGCGAAGGCGGTGGGCGAGGAAGCGGCGCAACTCGCGGCGCGGCGTGGCGCGCAGATCGGCGCCGGTGCCGCGATGGGCGGCAGCAACGTCGTGCAGGAAGCCGGCTCTATCTACCCCGAGGCGGTCGAGCAGGCGCAGCACGATGGCAGAACCCTGACCGGCGGCGACCTGGCGCGTGTCGCTGGTGCAGCGGTTGGGGCAGCGGCCGTGGACACCGCCGCCGACGCACTCATGTTCAAGGGCTTGGCGCATGGGGGATCGTCCGCTTCGAACATCGCGGCGCGCGCGGTGCGCACTGTGCCTGCCAGCATGGCGCGCGAAGGTCTTACGGAAGGCGTGCAGACTGGTATCGAGCGCTGGGGTGCGCAGCAGGATCTGACGAACGAGGACGCTATCCGTGACTACGTGGACTCGGCGGCGCTGGGCGCCGTGGGTGGTGGGTTGGGTGGCGCTGGCGCTGCGCTCCGCCGCCGGGTAGACGTGCCGGGTGCTGAAGCTCTGCCAGGTGCTCCTGCCGGCCCAGCCGCAGACCCGGTGGCATTGCCTCCGCCGGCCATCATCGTTGGAGAGGACGGCGTGGCACGCACCACGCAGGACCGCAATGCGGAGCTGCAGCGTTCGCGCAATGGGGAGTTCGCCGACATCACGCCAGTGGCGGCCACGCCCGAGTTCGTGCCCGAGGCACCGCGCGCGCTTGCGCCTCCGGTCATCAACGTGGATGGGGCAGGCAACGCCGAAACTGGCGCGGACCGCAATGCTGAAGCGCAGCAGAGCCTCGCTGATCGCATCGCGCGCCGTCAGCGCATCGAAGCCGGCGATGTTGTCGATGTCACCCCGGTCCCGGAGAGCCAGTCGCCCTCGCAGAAGATGGGGTTGGATCCGGCGGCCGGGCCTCTGAGCGCCGCCGCTGCGCACGCCGTGGACAACGGCGCCGCCGATCAGATGACTGCGATGCAAGAGGCTGCCGCGCCGGCGACGGGGAAAACGCAGCCCAAGGGCGGCACGCTCACCCAGGCCGCGCAGGTATCGCAGCCCGCGCAGGCAACGCCGGCCGTGAGTGCGGACGGAGTGATCGACAGCCCCGAAAACACGCCGGGACTCGCTTCCTGGTCGGACGAACAGCTCACTGCGCAGCTCAAGGGCGCGCAGAACCCCGAGGTGAAGCGTCGTGTGCGCGAGGAAATTTCGCTTCGGCGCGAGGCCGCCGACCAGGCCGCGCCGTCGGCAGCTCCAGCGGTCGCAGATCTCGCCGCCGCCGGTGAGCGCTGGACGCGCATGCCCGAGGCCGAGCGCCGGGCCTTGGCCTCTCAGACCGATCTGAAGCTCGTGCTGCGCAAAAACGTGCCGCGGGCGCAATGGGAGAACCTCAACGTCGATGTGCAGCGCAAGCTCACTCAGGCCATGCAGCCGGCTCGGCAGGGCGAGGTGCGCGGCAAGATGGCTTCCGGCGAGGTCGTGCGCACCGCGTCGGGCCGCGATACCACCCCATTCCCCAAGGTGGCAGTGGACACCGACCGCAAGGCTGGCACAACACTGAAGGCAGTAGATCGCTGGCTGGTGCAGAACGCCATGGACGAGGCACGGGCGCGCGGCGACGAGTTCAATGCACGGCAGTTCGAGGCAGCTCTCGCGTGGCCACAGCAGGCCGACAAGGACAGTGCCGAGGAATACCTGTTCGGCGAACAGCCGGCCGTCCCGCGCCAGTTGCTGAAGCCGCTCAATGGCGGTACTGCGGCCACCGGCGAATCCACGGACCTGGACGCGGCGGCGCATGCGGCAGCCACGAGCCCGCAGAACGATCTGCCCGCGCCCACGCAGGCGCAGAAGGAGGCCGGCAACTACGTCAAGGGCCACGTTCGGGTGCAAGGTCTGGACATCACAGTGGAGAACCCGCGCGGCTCGGACCGTACCGGCACGCGCCCCGATGGAACGGAGTGGCGTCACAGCATGAGCGACCACTATGGCTACATCCGTCGCACGGAGGGGGCCGACGGCGAGCAGGTGGATGCGTACATCGGTCCGAACCCAGACGCCCAGCGGGTATTTGTGGTGGACCAACTTGATCAGCAGTCCGGTGGGTTCGATGAGCACAAGGTGATGCTCGGCTTCGATAGCCAGGCAGCGGCCGAACAGGCGTATCGCTCGAACTTCGATGCCGGCTGGAAGGTCGGGCCTGTGCGCGCGATGGACATGGCCGAGTTCAAGACGTGGCTGAAGGAAGGGAACACACTTCAGCCTGTCGCCGACGCACCGGCAGCACCGGCAGCACCGGCAGCACCGGCAGCACCGGCAGCACCGGCGGGTCCACCTGCGACCGCGAAGAAGCAGCCGCGCGGTGTGCTTGCGAAGATGGCAGCGGCCAAGGATCCGAAGCCCAAGCGCGAACTGAAGGCCGACCGCATCGCCCGCGAGGCGGAGGAAGCCAGGGTTTCCTACTTCACGCCCGGCAACGTGGTACGCAGCTACGGCGAAGGCTTCGATCAGGTCATCAGATACAAGCCCGCCGACCAGGAGGGCAACTGGTCAGTCACGGTGCGCGCCGCGCGCAAGGTCGGTCCGGCAAAGTTCGAGGCTATCCCAGGCGAGCGGGAGCGTACGCACAGCACGCAGCCCAGCGAGCGTGAACTGAAGGTCGGTCCAGCGGCACGCATCGCCGCGCTTCCGCGAGTTGCAGCCGCGGGCGAGCGTGCGCCGGCCGCCCAGGCGGAGCCGCAGGAGGCGAAGGCACCGGCTACGGCACCCGCACCCGCCTCCGCAGTGGCCGCGCCGGACAGCGGCAAGATCGTGGACTTCGGCGAGAAGATCGGCGGCGCTCGTAAGGATCGCGCGGAGAAGACCGGCGCGCGTTCCGCGGCCGCGCCGAAAGATGACCGTCCGGCATGGGCTCGCCGTTTCGAGGTATCGCAGATTGCGAAGAGCCGCAATGCCGGCGAAGACGGGCGCTGGGTCATCCGCGATACGCGCTCGCTCGACTTTATGAAGCAGCCTCGGCAGGTCGGTCGCGATACCTACGCGACCCGCGAGGACGCGGAGGCCGCGATTCCGTTGGCAGCCGTCACTCTGAAGCACCGCGTGACGTACACCCGAGACGGTAAGTTCGAGATCTGGCGTGACGTGACCGACCGCAAGCGCGTGAAGGTGGTTGAACAGTCCTTCGACACGCGCGAGGATGCTCTGCGATACATGTCCGAGAACGCTCCAGCGATCATCGAGACCAACACCACGTTCGGAGAAGCGGACCTGCCGCGCCCCGCAAGCGAGCAGCGTGTCGGAGCAGAGCGCCGCACGGGCGACGTGAAGGATGGCGACTTCGGCGACACCTTCGGCTTCCGCGGCGTGGAGTTCGGCAACTGGAACAACCAGGCCGACCGCCAGCAGTTGCTGAACGATGCATACGACGGCCTGCTGGACCTGGCCGATGTCATGGGCATCCCACCTCGGGCCATCAGCCTCGACGGTGAACTTGCCTTGGCGTTCGGCGCCCGAGGCAGTGGCTTGAGCGGCGCGCGCGCCCACTACGAACCTGAAAAGGCCGTCATCAACCTGACGAAGATGAACGGCGCTGGCTCCCTGGCACACGAATGGTTCCATGCCATGGACCACTACTTCGGGCGACAGGATGGCAAGGCGCCCACCGAGTGGGTGACGGGCAAGGATGGCACACGCTCGCTCGAGGTGAACAGTGACTTCGAGCGCAATGCGGCCAGCGGTGGCACGCGCGGGGAGCGCTCGGGCATGCGCGCAGAGGTCCAGGATGCCTACCGCGACCTGATGAACACCATCACGCGGAAGGCCGAGCAGTACACCGAAGACACGGCCAGGGCGGACAAGTTCGTCGCGACGTCGCGCAACGAGGTCGAGGACCGGCTGGCGAGCATTCGGAAAAACCTCTCGGAGAAGCTGCCCGACTACTTCAAGCGCAACAACAAGCCGGCCACGGCCGAGCAGTTGGCAGAGTTCGACACGCTGGCCCAACAGATCGTCAACGGCGAGGCGCTGGAACTGCGAGTGCAGTCGAAGAACCCCAAGGCCGCCGCGCGTTTGTCCGGCTTCCGCTGGACCAATGACGTGCTGGAGAAGATGAGCGGCATCCTGAAGGCTGTGCGCGGCCAGGCTGGGTTCAGCGCAGATCAGAAAGGCACACTGGATGCTCTGCGCGGCGACATGCAGCGCTACAGCCAGCGCCTGAAGATGCTGGCCGACGCGCAGGAGAGCACCGAGAAGACACGCGCTGTGCCAACCAGTTTCGCCATGGATGCGCGCGAGCTGGACCAGGGCCGCGGGCAGGACTACTGGACCACGCCGCACGAGATGGCCGCGCGAGCCTTCCAGGGCTACGTGGAGGACAAGATCGCGGAGCGTGGTGGCACAAGTCCGTTCCTGAACTACGGTCCGGAGAACGCCGGCATCTTGACGCCCTGGGGGGTCAAGCGCCCCTTTCCGCACGGCGCCGAGCGCGTGGCGATCAACCAGGCGCTCGACAAGCTCGTGGGCATCATCCAGACGCGAGAGGGCGACGACGGAAACGTGGCGCTGTTCAGCCGCTCGAACAACACGCGCGGCGCATTCGAAGCGCGCATCGATGCGCTGTTTGCCGGCGGCCACGCTGCCACGGGCACGCGCATCCTCGATTCCTCGGACGTGATGGGCCTGCTGGGCTACCCGAAGGTGCCGATGATGCTCAACGAGTCGCACCTGCGCGAGAGCATGACCACGCACCCCGAGATGACGGCGGCGGCGTGGAAGAAGGTGCCGGATTGGCTGGAGAGCCCAGCTGCTGTGTATCGCGATGGCGGCAAATCGGATCGCCTGATCGTGATCGCGCCCGAGACCATCGCTGGCTACCCGGTAATGCTGGTGGTGGAGCCGAACCCGACACCTGCACGCCGCGGTCACTCCGAGCCGTTCCAGCTGTTGGTGACGGCCTATGCAAAGACCACCGGCGGCCTGCCGTCGCCGGGCTACCTGGCGACCAGCGGGCAGCTTCTGTACGTGGATACGAAAAACGCCCCCGAAGTTTGGCAGCGCGCCGGGGGCCAATTCCCCGGACAGGCTGCGCTTCGAGGGCGCCAAAAGATTTTAACGGAGAAGCAGCTGGGTGGCTACCGCCGCGCGAATAACCCAGCCTTCAGCAACGGCGGCGGCGCGGGCATGTCGGTTGCCGACGCGAAGCGCACTACCGACGCCATCCGCAGCGCCTGGGCGAACGGCCCCGAGGTGGTCGTGGTGCAGAGCATGCAGGACCCAGCCGTGCCGCAGCGCGTGCGCGAGCACGACGCCGAGCAAAAGTCACAGGGCGCCGAGGGTGAGCCCGAGGGCTTCTTCTTCGGCGGCAAAGCCTACGTCGTCGCCGGCCAGCTGTCGTCGCAGGAGGACGTGGCGCGTGTGCTGCTGCACGAGTCCCTGGGCCACTACGGTCTGCGGGGTGTCTTCGGCAAGGCGCTGGATCCGGTGCTGCAGCAGGTGGCGACTTTGCGCGAGGCCGACGTACGCGCCAAGGCCGAGCAGTACGGCCTCGACTTTGACAATGTCGCGCAGCGCCTCAATGCGGCCGAGGAAGTGCTGGCGGAGATGGCACAGACGGAGCCGACGCTGGGTTTGGTGGAGCGCGCCATCGCAGCCATCCGGAACTGGTTGCGCGTCAATGTGCCTGGCTTCGGCCAGCTTGCACTGACGGATGCGGACATCGTGCAGGGCTACCTGCTGCCGGCCCGCCAGTTCGTGCAGGGGCGTGAAGCGCGACAGGCAGCGCCCGAGCCGATGCCAGCGTACAGCCGCCCGAAGTCTCGCACCAGCTCGGCATTCAGCCCGGCCGCGCGCATGCAGGCGGTGCAGTCGGTGGAGCGCACCACGGATGCGATCCGCAATGCCTGGGCCAATGGCCCTGAGGTGGTGGTGGCGTTCGACATGGGCGATCCGGTCATTCCGGAGGCCGCGCGGCGCGCCGACCTGAAGCAGCGTAGCGGCGGCGCCCGCGGCGCGCCGGAGGGCTTCTACTACCGCGGGAAGGTCTACCTGATGGCATCGCGCCTAGCGACGCCGGCGGACGCTGCCCGGGTGCTCTTCCACGAGGCGCTCGGCCATCACGGTCTGCGCGGAGTGTTTGGGAAGGACTTGAACGGCATCCTGAACCAGGTCGCCACAATGCGCCGCGCCGACGTTGACGCGAAGGTCAAGGAATACGGGTTGCGCGGCGTCAACAAGCTGGACCGCCGAGCGGCCGCAGAAGAAGTGCTGGCCGAGATGGCGCAGGACACGCCCGAAGTGCACTTTGTGCGCCGCGCCGTCGCAGCGATCCGCACCTGGTTGCGCGAGAAAGTGCCCGGTTTCCGCAACCTGCGGCTGTCCGACGACGAGATCATCCGGAACTACATCCTGCCGGCACGGCGCTTCGTGGAGCAGGGCGGTCCGAACGGCGGCGGTGGCGTGCGCGGCGCGGCATTCAGTCGCGACGTGGCGGAGGCCTCCGAGCCCGAAGCCATGTTCAGCCGCTCGAAGATGTCGGAATATGCGCGGACTGCCACCGCCGAGCTGAACAAAACGTTCTCGGCGCCGGGCAAGATTTCCTGGTGGCACAAGACCATTGGCACGATGTACAACCTCGCCGAGCGCGCGCCGGCGTTCAAGCCGGTGTTCGAGGCGGCCCAGGGCTTTGTGGACGACGTGAGCCACTTCGCCACCGATGCGTCTGAGCTGGCGCCGCGGCTGCTTCCGAAGTTGGAGGCGTGGCGCGACATCACGAAGTCGCCCATCACCGCGGCCGACAACAAGGCGCTGGCGCGCCCGGTGTTCGAGGGCACGCTGTCTTGGGCGCGCGACGAGTCGGGCAAGGCCGTGCCGGTGCAGAGCCTGGTCGATGCAGCAGCCGCGATGACGGTGGACCAGAAGGCGCAGCGCCTCCTGCGCAACAACCAGATCGATGCCAACATGCTCAAGGCGTGGAAGGGCATGCCCCTGGAGTCCTACGAAAAGGAGATCACGTCGCGCTACGAGTCGCGAATGCTGCAACCCGGCGTGGTGTGGTCGGACAGCGAGCTGCAGAGCATGTTCGGCCTAACGGATCAGCAGATCGGGCTCTACAAGGAGTTCCGTGCCGCGACCGACCGCAGCCTGGACACGATGGCCCGAGCCGACATGCTGCGCTTCGGCGGCGACGACGTGAAGGCGATCAAGGATCAGGTGATGGACGCGGCGGATGCGCAGGCTGCCGCTGTCATGATCCGTGACCACCTGATCGACCTGTCAAACGAGCAGCCCGACCGCGCCACGCAACTGCTCAACGCGGCAAACGGCATCATCGACCGCGCCGACAAGGTGGCGGAGCTGCAGGGTCGCGGGTATGCGCCGCTGTCGCGCTTCGGGCAGTACACCGTGGATGTGGTGGCTGATGGCGAGCGTCAGTATTTCGGCCTGTTTGAGACGGCGCGCGAGGCCAACGTGATGGCGGCCAAGATGCGCACCGAGTTCGGCGATGCCGCGGTGAGCCAGGGCACGCTGTCGAACGAGGCTTTCAAGCTCTTCGCCGGCGTGACGCCGGAGAGCCTGGAGGTGTTCGGCAACATGCTGGGCCTCGACTCGACGGGCGACAGCGCGCAGGACCACGCCTTCCAGGAGTACCTGCGCCTGACCAAGACCAACCGCAGCGCCATGCGGCGCCTGATCCATCGGCAGGGCATCGCTGGCTTCAGCGAGGACGTGGGCCGCGTGCTGGCGTCGTTCATCTACTCCAACTCGCGCCAGACCGCCGCGGGCCTGCACATGGGCGATCTTGGCGATGCGGTCAACAACATCCCGAAGGAGCAGGGCGAGCTGAAGGACGTGGCGGTGCGCCTTGCCGAGTACGTGAAGAACCCACAAGAGGAAGCGCAGGCCGTGCGCGGGCTGCTGTTCGCGCAGTATCTGGGTGGCTCCATCGCTTCGGCGTTCGTGAACATGACGCAGCCGGCCGCCGTGACCTTTCCGTGGCTCAGTCAGTTCGGCGGCGCCCGCAAGGCTGCCGGCGCGCTGGCCACCGCCGCGAAGCAGATGGCGACGAAGGGCTTCAGCTACGAAGCCGACTTGGCAATGGCGCTGAAGGATGCGGAAGACGATGGCACGGTCAGCCCGCAAGAGGTGCACCAGCTGATGGCGCAGGCGCGCGGCTCTGGCTCGCTGCGGTCGGGCGATGGTACGCGGCTCGGCGATGCACGCGCCGTCGGCCAGAACGCGCTGTCGCGCCTGTCGCTGGCGTGGGGCAAGGTCTTCGGCGCGGCCGAGCAGGTCAATCGGCGCATCACCTTCATCGCCGCGTACCGCATGGCGCGCGAGCGCGGCGCGGAAGATCCGGCGGGCTTCGCGAAGCAGGCCGTGACCGAAACCCAGTTCCTCTACAGCAAGGCCAACAAGATGAGCTGGGCGCGCGGCGCGGTCGGCGGCACGCTGATGACGTTCAAGACGTACAGCGTGGCCTATCTGGAGCTGCTGCACCGCATGTACACGCAGGGCGGCCCCGAGGGCAAGAAAGCTGCGCTGCTGGCTCTGGGCATGCTCATGGTGATGGGCGGCGCCGGCGGACTGCCGTTCGCGGAAGACCTGGACGATGTGGCCGATGCGCTGGCACAGATGCTCGGCTACAACTTCTCGGCGAAGAAGGCGCGGCAGGAGGTGCTGGAGGCAATGCTGCCCAAGGGCATCGCCGACTTCTTGGACAAGGGCATCAGCGGCTTGCCCGGAGCACCGCTCGATGTGTCCGGCCGCCTGGGCATGGGCAACCTGATCCCCGGCACCGGCCTGCTGCAGGAGAAGACCAGCCACACGCGCGACGTGCTGGAGATCGCGGGGCCTGCCGGCGACTTCGCGAGCCGAATCCTGTCCGGTGGACGCAACGTGCTTACGGGAGACATCGGTGCCGGCTTGCTGGAGATGTCGCCCGCCGCGGTGCGCAACGCCGCCAAGGGCGCTGACATGGCTGCGACCGGCATGTACCGCGACGCGAAGGGCTACAAGGTGCTGGACACCAGCCACATGGAAGCGGCGCTGAAGGCCATTGGCTTCCAGCCGCAGAGCGTGGCGACAATCCAGGAGGCGAACAGCTTGAACCAGCGCGCGAAGGGCTTCTACAACCTGCGGGCGCAGGAGATCCGCGCGCAGTGGGCGGCCGGCATCTTCGAGAAGGACGACGACAAGGTGCAGGCGGCCAGGGCCGCCATCGCGGACTGGAACGCGAAGAATCCCGATCAACTGATGGTCGTCCGGGTGCCGGACATCATGAAGCGCGTCCGCGAAATGTCGAAGTCCAAGGACCAACGCATCGCCGACACGGCGCCGAAGGCCATGCGCTCGCAGATGCGTGAGGACCTGGCGCGCACCCGTGCAGAACTGGCCGTGAACCCCTTGTAGGGTTTCGCAAAGTTACGTAGGCCGCTCAGAGTAGCGGTCCATGTCAACAGGCAACCAACCCGATTCGCCGGCCGCGCCCGGTACGCACAGCGAGGAAATCGCTGCGATCCACGCGCGGCTGGATGCCGGCGACGCCCGCATGGCGCGCATCGAGCAGAGTCTGAAGGCCAACACCGAAGCCACCGAACGCGTGGAATCGAACACGCGCGAGGTCATCAGCCTGTTCGCGCTCGCCGCCAATGGCTTTAAGGCACTGGAAGGCTTGGGCAAGCTCGCCAAGCCGGTCGCGGCGATTCTGGGCTTGGGCGCCGCCGCATTGAGCTTGTGGGCGGCATTCAAGGGCGTGTTCAAGTGAACGCGACGCTGCGAAATCGCTTGATCCTGGCCGGCGGCGCAGGCGCGCTCGCCATCGCCGGAGTGCTGCGAGACTGGTACGAGGGCGATGGCCCGACAGTGGTGCGCGATGGCGTCACGTACCACCGTGTCTACAAGGACACCGGAGGCGTGCCCACCGTCTGCCGCGGTGTCACCGGCGCCGAGGTCGTGTCCGGCAAGCTGTACACGCGGGCCGAGTGCGATGTGTTGGAGCGCAAGCACCTTGCCATCGCCGAGGCGGCCGCGCGGCGCTACATCAACAACTTCGACCGGCTCAACAAGTGGCAGCAGGCCGCACTCATCGATTGGTTCTACAACCTGGGCGCCAACGAGAAGACGCTGAATTCCACGCTGCGTGCGAAGTTCAACCGCGGAGACATCGCGGGCGGCTGCGACGAGCTTTCCCGCTGGGTGAGCGGCCGCGTCAAGGGCCAGTTGGTCCAGCTGCCAGGCCTGTTAGACCGTCGCGGCACCACCGAAGAACTGTGCCTGAACTGGGGCGCGCAGCCGTGAACCCGGTGCTGATCGCCCTTGTCGTCAGCCTGGCCTGCAACGGCCTGCTGGGGTGGCTGTACCTCGGCCAGCGTGACGACACAGTGGCCGCGGTTGCGAATGCCGGTCAGGCAACAGAACAACGCGACGGCGCGCGCGCGGCCGCGAGCGCCTGCAGCGATGCGCTCGATGACCTGCGCACCTTGGCCGACCAGCGAGGCCGCGAGGCGTCGGCTGCGCGCACGGCAGCGGCCGGTCGCTCCGACCAGCACAAGCAGCGCGCCGACCAGATCCTGAGCGCGCCGCCGGCGGTACCGGGCAACGTTTGCGCGAGCGCACAGGCGCGTATCGACGGCTGGTTGAAGGCGAGGGCAACGCCATGAAGCGCCTATGCCTTCTTGCGGCCGTCGTGTTTGTAGCCGGCTGCACCGCGCCGCGGGCGCGTGTGGAGCTGCAGCAGGTGAATGTCGCCGTTCCAGTGGAGTGCAAGGAACCGGTGCCGGCGCGGCCGGCTATGCCAACCGAAGCGCTGCGTCTCGGCGTCACCGTGGACGACTTCGTACGCGCGGCACTAGCCGAGCTGGAGCGGCGCGAGGGCTATGAGGGCGAGCTGCTCACAGCCCTGGAGAACTGCCGCACGCCCATCAAACCGCGCCGGCCGGACGCCGGCATGCAGTGAAAGTCTTCATGTCCCAACCCCTCATCAATCCCACCGTGGGTCGCGTCGTCTGGTTCTTTCCTTCACTGCTGACAGGTGAGGCTGGCTTCGCGTCCCCTAAGTGTGACGCGCCTCTCGCGGCCATCATTGCTCACGTCTGGAGCGAAACCATGGTGAACCTTGCCGTGTTCGACGCCAATGGCGCAAGCCATAGCCGAACAAGCGTGCGACTCGTGCACGAAGAGCTGACCGGCGACCGCCCGGCGGAGGCGTTCTGCACCTGGATGCCCTTCCAGAAGGGGCAGGCCGCCAAGCAGGACGCGGTAGCCGCCTCCCCCCTCATCGGATTGCCGGTCCGTGCTCTGTCGGACGTTCCTACCGCCGGCCTTCGCAGCTAGAACAGCTCGGGTTTTTCAGGTCCGTCAGGTGGCTCGACTGCCAGCGGGGGAGAAGGCGTCGTTGCCTTTTTCGCGCGAGGCGGCAACGGTGCTGGGAACGTCTCCATCTGGCCCATCCACCGCCGGAAGAACTTGGGCGCTTGCTGCACAGGGCAGGTGAGCCACTCGTCTTGCTGGTCGTGGTCGAGGATGATGACCATGCGCTTTTCTTCCCCCCATTTGTGAAAGCGCGACATCACCGGGTGCCCATCAGCGTTCACCGTCAGCATCGCGAAGCTGAACACATCTTCGCCAGTCTCAGTATCCACCCACTTCTCCCAGATGCCGGCGATGGCAAACGGCACCTCGCCAGGCTGCTGGATTCGCCAGCGGACCGGCTTCGCATCAGCTGTCTCGTAGTAGGGTTCGAAGATGCCTTCGGCGGGCACGATGCAACGCTGCCCACGGCGCCAGGCATTGCGAAAGCTCGGCAGCTTCGAGACGGTTTCCGACTTCGCGTTGTAGGTCCGGCGTCCGTACGCCAGCTCCTTCGCGAACGCTGGCACCAGACCGAAAGCACCATCGTCCACGCGTCGATTGCCCGAGCCATCTTCCGCCAGCCTGATGAACGGCGCCATGCCGGTCGGCCATGCGATCACAGGCTTTTCGTCGCCCTCGCGCACTACGCCGAAGAAGGACAGCAGCCTGTCGGCGCGAGTCACGGCTTCGTAGTTGCTGCACATGTCCTGAAGGATATGGGCAGGCGGACCTGATTGGCTAGCTTCGCTGGTCCAGCAGCGCGGCCATTTCTTTGATGGCGTCATCTGCCGACGCTGCAATTCGAACGGAGCAGGAAATCATCAGGTTCAGGGGCAGGCCTAGGTCTTCCACGATGCACCCCTCCGGGTCGCGCAGCGTGCCATCTTCAGCGCGTGTGAGTTCAAGAGCGTCGCCGACGCGATCCGCATAGGCTCCAGCCGGCACTCCGTACGCAATCACCGGCAGACCCATCGCCACGGCGACACCCACTTCGAAGACAGTCCCCGAATCGGGTTCCAGGCCGCGAAATGGCGCCAAGTTTGCGATGACCCCTCGCGACTGCCGGATCAGCTCCATGTTTTCCTTGCAAATGCCCCGCGCGATTTCATCGAGAGTGAACCAAGCAGGCATGAGCCCATCCGAGGGAGTCAGCGCCTGCAGCCCTAGCCTGTCGCAGGCTTCGGTGAGCAGCGCGAAGCGTGCGGCGGCATCACGTCGGAACACGTCGGGTCCTGCAAGGTACACGCGCGGGGCACCTGGAGCCATATCGATCCTCTCCGAAAATTCACGCCAACTTTAAGCACTGTAGCGCTCCAGTCCGGGAGGGAGCGAAGCGGTGTCAAAGCGTGGTTCGTGCTCTATGTATGCGGTGGCAGATCCAGCGCCAACCCCTTTGGTGGCGGAGCACCAAGTTCATAAAATCGCAGCATTTGTTGCTGATCGTTGAAGTCAAAGACTTCAAATCCCTGTGATAACAATAAATCTACGTGATTATCCGCAGCATCGCGAAATTCATCCGGGATATCGAGAACAGCCAATCGAAGCGTGTCGTCGCCGTACGATTTAAGTGCAAGCTCTGCGGCAGTGCTTTTGACGCACGCTTCCGAAAGTTTATTGTGCAATGAATCCGGCGCAACTCGATAATCAATAGTTTGGGTTACTCGATAGACCCCATTCTTGTACAAAAAATCAGTCTTTAATTCTGGGTAATCTGGAACGGGAACGTTTGCAACTACTAGGTGCTCCGCGATATCGTCTACAGCGTCGCCAAGAACCTGCATCTTCTTGAATTGGTCACGAAGGGCGGTTTGTAATCGAGTTTTCTTTTCTCTCTTTTGGCGATCAGTGCTAGTTTTGTTTGAAACGTATGTTATTTTGATTTCAGCAACTTTTTGCGTTACTTCCGTCGCTGAATCGGCTGTAAACATGCCGATTGCTTTTGGGTCGCAAAAGCCAAAACTTCCGAGCGAATTCACTGCTTGCTGCGGATTGATTTCGGTGCGTAATATCGTTTCAATATTCTTTGCCCATTTACGCAGACGCTCTGCATCCCAAGTCGCATCGACGGCGCGCAATTTATTAAGTGCCGCCATCATAATGACGCTCGGAACTTTCCGTTTGTCCATCGGGAACAAAACGATGCCAACATTTAACGCCTCTCCGCGGAGAAAATCCGGTGCGAGGCGAAGAACGACGTAGTGATAGACCTCGGTCATTGCCAATCTCCATCAGTTTCAAGAGCATTAATCACATCAATCAGATGCGCCTGCCACTTGGAATTCCACCAGTCTATGATTTGCTGCTGGTCAGAGTGTGTAAGCCAAATGCCAACAAGTGGGGTAAGAACACCCGCTATCCATGCGGAGTCAAGAGACGAGATTTTCGCACAAATCGAGCGAAAATGCTCGTGATCAAACGTAATTCCCAGGATGCTCCAAAGTCGGACAAATCTCCACGTATTCGGCGCCGGGTGTTTGCGGGGATGGTGCGGGGGTATGCAAACCGGCCACGAATTCGAAAAATCCATCGCAAGCATTTCGTGTTGAAATGAATCTTTTGATGGTGCCCTCACAAGCCAATTGTCTTGATGGCGGTCATCATTGCCGAGCGATAAGTCAACAGCGAGCACTTTGGTAAAGAACGGGCTTCTCGGCATCATTGCCAAAACTGTTTGCCATTCCGCGATATCCCGCATGTTGAAGTTGAGCAAACTTGGTTCGAGCACTGAGCCAAATACATGCACTTTGGCTCCATCCAAATTGGTCATTGTCACAACTTTAGGCTGGCAGTGCTCTATTCCCACTGCTTCACAAAGAGCAGCCCCGACAAACTCCGCAATGCAAACTTGCGCGCCCGCCTTTAACAAATATTCTTGATTTTGGGTATCTTTGCCAAATCCAAGATTATTGACGCCGCCATTCGCTGGTCGCAGCGAAACGATGTGCGGGTACATGCTTGGGATGTAAGTGGAGTTCAATTTTTTGCGGCAGTGCGAGAAGAACGGCGGGCTGGCGGTGCAGGGGGCAACGAACCAGTGTTGGAACATTCTCTTACAGGGATGCACAACCCATTGGGAGGATTTCCCCTGTGCCGTAGCTACTGCGGCGCGCCATTCTTCCCTGCTTCGCATGCAACGACGAAATCGGCCCAGAGGGCGAGAGCAGCTCGTCGCTCAGGTATTTCCTCTCGAACGTCGTAGATGGCCTCCATGCCTTTCAGGGTGTGGTTGAGCGCGATCTCTGAAATTTCTCGCGACACGCCAAGATTGCGCAGATGCCCCTTCGCCGTGCTTCGGGTGTCATGGGGGGTAAAGCGTCGGATGTCGATGTCGCCTCGCACAAAGGCGCGATTGAAGGCGGCCCAGAGTGTGGTGCGCCCCACCGGCACATCGCCGAGCCGGCGCACCCGATCGATCCGGCGCGCAGGCACGACCCATTGCGAGTCGCCTGATAGTGCCATCAACTCCCGGAACCAATCCCCGACCACAGTTGGCAGCGGCACTAGGAACCCGCTGCGCGTTTTCACGGACTCGTCGGGCACCCACCAGGTGCCAGCTTCGAGATCCACGTCCACTTTTTTGGCCTTCACCAGCTCAACGCCGCGCACGCATGTGACCAGCAGGATGCGAAACGCCAGAGCGTTCTCGCGCCCGATGAAGTCGATACCGGACAGCAGGGTCACCAGTTCATCGCGCTGGAGCATCACGCGCTTGCGCGCCGACGGGCGCGGCCCCTTGAGCGCATTCAGCTTGATGCCGGTGCATGGGTTCGCCGGAATGATCGTGAGGCCGCAGGCGTGATCGAAGAGCTTTGACGCGGTGGTGAGCACCCTTTTGGTCATGGTCCAGGTGCGCTTGCTGTCCTTGAGCAGCTGCACGATGTCGATGCTCGTGACCTTATCCACCCGGCGAGCGCGCAGCTTCGGGAGGACGACCTGATCGATGTCCGCGTTTCGATACATGATGGTGCCGTCGGCATAAACGCTGGGGAGCAGCACCTTCTCACGGTAATCCGCCACCAGGTCGGCAATGGTCCAGGCCGAGGCCGCGCGGCTCTTGCGCTCCTGCTTTTCGGTGGCGGGGTCGGCGCCCTGATCGATAGCTGCGCGCAAGGCGCGGGCCTTCTCGCGCGCAGCGGCCAGTGCCACGTCGGGATAGTTCCCGATGCTCAGCTCCTTGCGCCGGCCCCCTTCTTCCCTATATCGGAGCACCCAGGCGGCGGTGCCTGCTTTTGAAAGCGTGAAGGTCAGCCCGTCACCGTCGGACTTGGCGACCGGCTCGCCCTTGGCAATCCAGCGTTTGATTTGAAGGTCGGAAAGGAGGTGGCTGACTTTTGCCAT